CTGCTCCTTTCGGAACACAGGCATCATCCGCCTACAATCCTACCCCATGCCTTATCTTCGCCTATCTGATGATATCAAAATTCGGTTCGGGAAGTTCTTCCGCATGGCTTTACGATCTATGTGAATTGTCTTCACAGCTTGCTTTTGATCCAAACATATTCACCCTTTATTATAATCCAACAGGTTCCCCAATAACACGTCCGCAGGTGATAGTGGCAGGGAATAGTGTGAACATGATGTGTTCATGGAACCTGACTACCTTCATATATACAGCCGTTTCTTATAGTGACAATACATCACATTCCTTTACCAGCATTTTTGGGTTTCATATATATTACCATACCAATCCGTCCTATTTTATTTTTACAACAAGAAATAACAGTATTACCATGCAAGGTGACATCGACCATACTGCATGGCCTGCATACCATGCAGGAGTAATGCACCAAAACTTTTTTTCTACAACCGCTACGGACCATAGCGGTTATGCGTTTGCCTATGAATATTATTTCATAGCGGAATATAACAGTAATATGTTTGCTAGATTTTATGTTGCCTACGGTTATTTTCAAACGATGGATTATATGGACACTGGTGCCACTAACTCCATTGTAGCTTCAAGTAATGTGTACAGGTTTGGAAAGGCTCTGACATCATCATACAAATTTTATATGTCACCATGCAATTATTTCACCAACACATCCCTTTTCATAGCGGAAGCCATCATGTATAATGAAAAGGATTATTCGTTTCTGGAAAGCGTAATCAGAAACAGGGATATGTTCCAGTCGGTCATATTCTACAATATACTAAAGACACAGACTGTATCCGGGATGTACATCTATCAGTATTTTTTCAACAATCTCTACGGTATTTATATCACATTAACAAAACCCGTATCGGGAATTACGGGAAGCGGAGCGAATGCCCTGTTAGGATTGCAGTTGTGCCATCCGTTTCAGCCGGATAATACCATGACAACCCTGAATCAGTACATCACATCGGATTGCAACGATTACATAGAGTATTATAATACGGGAACACTGGTAAGCGGAAACGTGTACAACAATTATATATTTGCACACAACTTCACAGGCAACAAACCGAACTTCTACCTGTTCCTTACTCTTACCGAATTTAAGAAGGATGTGTATACCAGCAATTACTCGGTATGGCAGATAGGAAGCATGGGTGTGACCGATCTGTCGTCACAGTCACCATGGAACACCCTTCTATCGGGTTACGGGAATTTCAAGTCCGTATGGAGGGTTCAGGCAAACAGCGATTTCTCGAAAATCCTGATATATATGATAAACCTTAACCATTCACAAAGGATTGGTTTGGCAAAAAATCCGGAAGGTGGAGAAGTTATCATGTACTCATCATCCAATTACTGTACCCTTGACGGAATAATAGCCGTACAAAAGGTTTCAGGTGGAACATATAAGGTAATTAGCAACCTCAATATGATAGGATGGACGGATGCAATGAGGAACAAGATCATAGGGAAACCTGTTGCCTGCATGGGATTCACGTCACGAAGGCCTGCTTCCTTTGTTTCCGCAAGCAACCCCAACGGAGATGTGGATTCAAGCAAAATCGTGAACGATGATACAAAGAAAAGGCTTATAGAACAGTTCAACGTACCCGAAAAGCATGCCGTTGTCATTAACCATACACTATCCGTTGTAAACAACATGTATCTGAAACAAAGTGCCGTAAACAGGGATTCAGGTGCCGATCTGATGACAGAGTTCATCATAAAGTTTTAGGAAGGATTGTAACCCTATCGGAAAATCAAAAACCGATAGGGCTACTTCTTATTTAATCTTGTGTATTAGTCGGTTCGGCAAATTTAACATCCCATACGGTCATGAATCTGCTTCCGTCTAATGTCCCATCCCATGCAGTAACCTTTGAATAATACGTTCCAAAACTTACAATCTTCTCATTGATCACAACAGCATGATGGTTGGTTACACTACCAAATACATTTCCTGTTTCCTGGACAAGAAAATCCTTTTTCTTGTTGATAGGATGCCTTACGGTAAACGCCATTTGATACAGATAATGGGATGCAAGTGACGAAATAAATGCCGAACAAATGTTAAATCTTTAAATTTTGGATGATGTTTGTTTGTAATCTTAAAATAAAACTTTATATTTGTACCATAAAACTTTAAATAATTTAAATATGGATACAGTAAATATAAGTGTTTTGGCTGGCCACGTGAACGTTGCATCTGCTATTCACGACAGACTTTATGTATGTATAAATGCCGATAAGAACGATCTGGTAAATGAGGTGATTTCTGAATGTGGCGGACAATATATCCTGTCAAGAATGGAACAGAACGAGATAATTTCCTATCTCGAATCATTAGGATATAAAGTCGAGTGATATGGATTTGAGAGAGAAAATAAAAATGAAGGTGGCTATGTCCTATCCACAGATACATTGGACACCATGTGATATGCCGGAGGTCATAAAGCAGATAAAGGTAACACCTGATACGATAATTGCCACTACTGATTATTACAATGTATTTACTGATGATGGCATTGAACATGAAAGAGTGTATCGTGAATATTATAAGGATAGTGGATGGAGATGGGTAAATAGCTATGCTGATCGTGACCATCGCTATATTGACGATAGTAAGGTTGTTGCATTTATAAAAGCATTATAATAACTATGAATAAGGTAGAAGTAGGAACCCTTGACGAGAACGAACTGTTTGAACACAGGGGAGTAATATACGAAGTTTTATACAAGACGGATTATTGTGTCCGTTGCCAATACCCGAATGACAAATACCGTTACCGGGATAAATGGAAGTATCTATATACCGAGTTTAGTTTATGGACAAAAGTGAACAAGCTATCAACTACTCACAAGTCTTTAGTTTGAGGGCTTGAAAAGTCCAAGTTGATTAGACTAAGCACTTCGGGTGCTACGTTAGGAGAGAATATATAGTTACCAAGAGGTGTTTGCTCAAGCCCCTTGCTCTAAGGTCAGTGATTAAACAATTCTGTGGGGTAGGAATAGTGTTACTGACGGGAAACCTCTCCATAACATTGTCGATGAGCATTTAACGGAGAAATCCGACTTATAGTAAATGGTTTACGTAATTAATAAACAAGGACAGGCACTTATGCCAACCGAAAGGTTTGGTAAGGTGAGAAGGCTGTTAAAAAACAGTCTAGCCCATGTTGTGTGCCGTATTCCGTTCACAATTCAATTGGATTATGACACAACAGATTATACGCAGCCTGTAAGTTTGGGTGTAGATGCTGGTAGCAAGCATATCGGCATTTCAGCAACAACAAGTGAGAAGGAATTGTATGCAGCAGATGTGGAATTGAGAAACGATATTGTGGATAAGCTATCTACTCGTAGGGAATTAAGAAGAACTCGTAGGAGTAGACTTCGTTATCGCAAGGCTCGTTTCAATAACAGGGTATCTTCCAAGCGTAAGGGTTGGCTAGCACCATCTGTTGAAAACAAAATCCAAACTCATTTGACTGTTGTTGAGAAGATACATAAGTTCCTGCCAATAACTAATATCGTAGTTGAAACAGCTGCTTTTGATATACAGAAGATTAATAATCCAAGTATATCCGGCAGTGAATACCAACAAGGAGAACAACTTGATTTCTTCAATGTACGTGAATATGTGTTATTTAGAGATAATCATACTTGCCAACATTGTAAGGGTAAGAGTAAAGATAAAGTCTTGAATGTGCATCACATAGAGAGCAGAAAGACTGGAGGGGATAGTCCAAACAACTTGATTACCCTTTGCGAAACTTGCCATAAGGCATATCATAGAGGTGAGTTTAAATTAAATGTAAAGCGTGGAAGGTCTTTTAGAGATGCTGCCTTTATGGGGATTATGCGATGGAGTTTTTATGAGAAGTTGAAGAATATCTATCCTAATGTAAGCATGACTTTTGGTTATATCACGAAGAATACACGTATCACTAATAATCTCCCTAAAGAGCATTATGTTGATGCAAGGTGTATCAGTGGTAATCCTGTGGCTAAACCTCTTGGATATTATTTCTATCAGAAGAAGGTGCGTTGCCAAAACAGGCAAATACACAAGGCTAATTTCTTGAAAGGTGGCAGAAAGAAGCTCAATCAAGCACCGTTCTTAGTAAAGGGATTCAGATTGTTTGACTTGGTTGAATATCAAAATGATTTGTATTACATATTTGGAAGAAGAGATAGTGGTTTCTTTGATATTAGGAAATTGAACGGAACTAAAGTGAACAAAGGCTCTATCAATTGTAAGCATTTGCGGTTGATGGCTACAAGAAAAAGTATATTAATTGAAAAACGAATGCAAATAAATTATGAAAACACTGGTTTTTGATGTAATGCTTGACGGGCGGTTTGTTCATACGTTCAGATACCAATATTGCCCGTTGTTCCCAATAGACGAAGAGGAACTGGAGAAGTTTGTCACTGACAGGCTTCCTACGTTAAAAGGAAAAGATTTTAAAATAGTATTTTGATATGAAACAGACAGTAGAAGAAGCAGCAAGAGAAAATATCCTGTTTAATCACAGAACAGTTGACAGAACTTTGTTTGGTAAAGATTTGGCAAAGTTTGGAGAGATGAATTTCGTTCAAGGTGCCGAATGGCAGTCAAAGCAATCTCCTTGGATAAGTGTTAAGGAACGGTTGCCGGAAAATAACACAGTGGTTCTGACAAGAGGGGCTTATGGCTTCCTTATTTGCCAGCTTTCATCTTTGGGTGAATGGGAAACTGGAGCAAATGTTAATAAAGAAAGATTAGGCATTACCCATTGGATGCCCATCCCCTCTTTTGACGAGATACTCGAATCCAACAGGGATGTACTTGAACGGATTAAAGAAAAAGGAGATTAATTATGGCAATAAAATTTTTAAACAAAGAAAGGAATAAGAAATGAAAAAGTACGAGGTTTTATTTTGCGATATGGATGGAACGTTGATTGAGACAGTAAGTAGAGAGACGTTTCCAAATGGTATATGGGACATGAAATTTAAGTTTGATGTTCTGGATGCAATAAAGAATTTGAATCCCAAAGAAATCTTTATTGTGACAAATCAAGGAGGGATAGAAAAGGGTCTGTTTCCGGAATCATTCATTTATGTAAAATGTGAGTATGTGAGTTACAGTATAATGGATTATTGCAACATTGATACGCGTTTTAAGTATTGCGGAAGCAATGACAGAAGCAACCCTATGAGAAAGCCGAATACCGGAATGCTTGAAGAACTTTTTGATAATTACAAGACATGGAAAGATTGCAGTTTGGAGGTAGAAGATTGTCTAATGATTGGTGATGCAAGCGGCCTTGAAGGGCAGTTTTCGGACAGTGACAAGAAAACAGCCGAGAATTTCGGTATAGACTATATGGATGTCAGCGAGTTTGTAAATGTTTATAGGAAAGGAGATTGAAAATGAATGAAAGTAAAGTTCTTTTGTTTAAGAAGGTGTGTTATGATGTCGGAACACGTTTTTCTTTTGTTGTAAACGGTAAGATTGTTGAGGCGGTTATAAGTGATGTAATGATTGATTATCATAAAAACATCAATTATGAAAAGCATCTTGTAAGGTATCATTTTTGCACTATGGATAAACATACATTCGATGAGTTTTCGGAAAGAGAATTGGAAGATATGATACATAGAGGGATTGTTTTATATATTGAGTAATTGAAAAGCCATGAAAGGAAATATATTTGACAAAATAAGAAAAGCATCTAATAAATACATAGAGTATATGATTGCTTGTGATGATATAGCCAAAGAAGCACAAAAACATATAGATTGGGATGATAATGTTTCATGTGAATATTATCCGTCTGATGGGATATGTATAATGATAGACGAGCATGTTTGTTATGCTAATACATTCTTTGACTTGGTAGAAGAATCAGAAAACGGTATGATTGATAGGAAAACGTATATGAGAAATTGTATTTGATTATGGAAGTAAAAAACGGAATAATAATTGATGGAGTGCTGCATGAATTAGTATTAATGCAGAATAGTTCACCATGTGACAATTGTAGTCTACAAGAACAATGTAGAATGGATCGTCCCTTGTGTAAAGTAATTGCTGGATATTATAATTCTGATGAACGTTTTATTAATCGTGGTAAAGTAACTGATATTAAGATAGAGAAGGAGGAATAAATTATGTGTAATTCAATAGAATGGGGGCAGATGTGAAATATGTGGAAAAGAAACCCAGTTGGAACGTACTTATTTTTACTATCCAATTCATTGTGAATGTTGTGGCAATAAGGAAAACAGACATTTTGAAATGATAAGACATTGTAAAAAATGTCCTGCCCCTATGCCTAAAGAAATACATCCACTATGTAAGGCAATGGACGGTAAGACTTATCATGCGAGTGTTTCCAATATGCTTCCCATTGATATTCATGGAGAGTTTATTATAAATGAGCGAATAATTAAGGAGGAATAACTAAAATGGATATAGTACCTATTATAACAAAAGATAATCTTTCTAAGGAACAGATAGAATATCTGCAAAAGCAGCAAACAGAATATAAATTAGTCAATAGGATTAAGAAGAATCCGGGACATATCCTGTTCTCTTTTAATCGAAAAACAGGGGAAATCAAGAGGGCTTCTATTATACACAAGGTTGCTATTGGTTTGAATGGGCTTCCTGTAACCAAAGCTGAAACGGTTATAGAACCTGATTGCTATTACGACCAAGCCTTGAATGAAAAGAATTTTAGAAAGAAATTGAAGAGAATTGGATTGTTAAATGTTTAAACAATTTGAAAACAAGTAACTATGGGATTTACAACACCGTGTTTTATACGCAAGAATACTGCTAATATTAGAAATAGATTAAAAGAACTTGGCTATTATTGTAATCCATATTTAGGTTGGAATAATCTATATACTTCTATATTTGGACCCACTTCGATTTATTCATTGGACGATGATGATATAAATGGTCTTAAAGAAATATATGATTTTATTGATTGCGGAACGAATGAAGATCTTTTCCTGGCTATCGCTGCATTAAGGGATGATAGTAACTACATGCAGTGGTTTATAGCAGATTCCATTCTTAGCGTTTCTTATGACGATTCTATTGGTAACGATCATTATTTCACAGAACCAAAAGGCATTATGTTCTTTTGGGATGAAAATTGGGATAATGCAACTATTATTTCAGGACGTTATCACAAAGCTACCGTAGACGAATTGATTGAACATTTTAAAACAAAGGAGGAACAACTATGACCGAAGAACTTGTAACATTAGAAACTGCGAAGTTGCTGAAAGAGAAAGGGTTCAATGAGTATTGTAAAGATATTATTAAAGAAGACGATAATCGGATAATGCAATCTGTGTTCCGAACAAATAAGAATTTGCCAAAATTGTGTTATAGTCGTCCCACTCAATCCGTTGCACAAAAGTGGCTACGTGAAATAAGAGGTGTGTATGTATATGTAGAACCTGTTATTGGAAAAAGATGGAAGCTTTCTTTTTGTGATTTCAATGTTCCAACAGAAGAAAGCGACTGGATGGAGAACGAAATAAACAAAGGGAATGGCTATAAAGTATATGTCACCTACGAAGAAGCACTGGAAGCAGGTTTACAGGAAGCATTAAAGCTAATATAGAATGAGCCTTGGGCGGCCTTGTAAAACCCATAGAAATGACGAAAAATGAAAAGAATAGTTACTGTCCAAGACATGATTGACGAACTAATGTTAGTTGTCAATAAGGATGCTGAAATAAATATCGTAATGAATACAGGAGATTATCAAACTGAATACATTCCTGATCTATATGATTTTTCTGTCATTGATTTTACTGATGTACATCCTGATGATGGAAACTCGGAAAATAAAGTGGTAATAGAAATGTTTCGTTAAAAGAGAAATAAATAACGCTCAAAACAGGGAAGAAATGAATACAACTTTTGAAAAATCGGCTAATAGTACCGATGAATGGTACACACCGAAAGAAATTATAGACGCATTGGGTGAATTTGATTTAGACCCATGTGCTCCGGTAGCCCCCCTTCTATAAAACAGCAAGTGTCATGTACAACAAAAATGACGATGGATTAAAACAGGAATGGAAAGGACGTGTTTGGTTGAACCCACCTTATTCCCGTCCTCTTATAGAATGTTTCGTTAAACGGATGGCAGAACATGGAAACGGCATTGCTTTACTTTTCAATCGCTGTGATTCAAAGATGTTTCAGGATGTGATATTCGAGAAGGCAACGGCAATGAAATTCTTGCGTAACCGAATCAGATTCTTCCGTCCAGACGGAACTCGTGGGGATTCTCCTGGCTGTGGCAGTATTCTCATCGCTTTTGGTGAGGATAATGCAGAAATATTGAGAACCTGCGATATTGCAGGCAAGTACGTTAGAATCAATTAGAATGACAAAAAGATGAATAAGGAAGAATTTTTAGGCAAAAGATACGCCATTGATTTAAAGCTAAAAGAATTGAATGGAGAAAAAGAACAGTTGGAAAAGGAATACATTGAATCCAACCAAGTATTCCCTATTGGAAGCAAAGTCTGTATAACGGTCCCGGCTTATGAAAGGAACAATGAAAGGATATTGGTTCCAGAAGCGAAGAAGCTAGCCTATATTGCAGATTATGAGATTGATGATAACGGAGAGGTTGTCCCCTCTTTAAGACAGTTGGATTACAATGGGGGCATGTCAGCAATACCTTTATTTGTTAATTTAAAGAAGGCTATAATTGAATTAGCGTAAATCAAAAAAAGATATCAGCTACCCATTAGGCTAAAAGCCCAGGTTGATTAGACTAAGCGTTAGGAGAGAATAGGAAACTTGATGGACAAAAGGAAAAGTATATTAACTGAAAAACGAATGCAAGGCGTAATTCCTTGCGAGTAAATTTATGAACAATTTAAAATTATATATCGCCCGTGACGAAGGCAAATGGGATGAAGGTGTACAAACAACAGGGGAACTAAACCTGTTCTATGACACTCCAGAACTTCTGTTTGATGTGAAGGACTGGACATCGTACTGGGGTAATGCCCGTAAGATAGCGAATATTCCCTCTTACATGTATCCGCAAGTCAAGGATAAGGAGTGTTATGTTTTTGATGATATTAAGCCATACAAAGTTTTTAACCTATGATTTACTACAAGATAACCGACAAGGAAAGTGATTTGTACAAGAAACTGTATGAACAAAGAACAATGGAACTTGAAGTACATAAACAGAATCAAGTGATACTTGCAAAACTGATACCCTACAAATGGGATATCTATTCGGGACATCGTGACAACTCTTTCAGTAGGATTCCACGATACTTCGGATTCAAGTTTGAGAATCCCGAAGAGGTGGACATGAAAGTGTGGAAGCGTGATTCCAACCATCCCGAAATATTCATTCCTAACAAGAGAACGAAAGCAGGAAAGGAAATGCAAAAGGCGATTTCCAATCTCAAATGTTTCAGTTTCATGAAGATCATGGATATACTTGATATAAAGGACTATTGCGGACATTTTGCTATTCCCACCCTTGAAATAGCAGATGACACTGTTCTTGTATCAGTGGATGATAGACATAAACTCACGCAACAAGATGCGATAATGATAACAATGGACGAATTCTTCAATATCCTTCGTTCGGCAGGATTTACCATAGAATAATTCATTATCTTTAAAATAAAAACACGTTATGGAAGTTAAGACAAAATTCAACATTGGCGATACCATCTACTTTATGTACGACAACAAGGTATGCAACTCGTCCGTCCGTTCGGTATCCGTATGGATAGGAAAGGAATCAACGGATATCAAATATTACATAGACCGGGATAAGGGCAGAATACCGATAACAGAAGATGAGTCCTACGCTACCAAAGAAGAACTGATTGCATCCCTGTAAAAATGAGGGTATTTTCTTATCTTTGAGCAATAGAAAGATATTTTATCTCTAATTGCGCAATGGAAGATAAGAATAAAAAATTAATCAGAATCAATGACTGTGGCCCCTATTTCCTGGGGGATGGCGGTAACATTTATGACACCACCATATTCAAGCAATTTTTTGAATCGGATGATTCACGTGTGCTTGGATGGGCGGAGAACGTATATGACAAGCTGGAGAATGCCAACATTCTTCCGGCTTTCATACGTAAAAAGGATAATGAGGATTTCCGCGCATTATGGTTTACCGTGGCGAAAATGTTTGCCTTCATAACCATATATGCACGGCAATTCAATGAGATTGGCACGAACAAGATCCTGTTTGAAGCGTTTATCAATAACAAGGGTCTTGTTACCAATCTTGTCGATTCACAGGAACAGATGGAATACCTGTTCAACAACTACCTGGAAGAATATGCCAAACGTGGCAAACTCGATATTGTCGGCATGTCGGGCGATATTCTCGGTGAGTTCCTGCGTCTTATACGATATTCCGACAAGGACGAGTTCATATTCGCTTTATTGCAGTCCGAAAACACGGGATGGTGTCTTGGATGGTCCTCTCCTACATGGGAGAAAACGCAGCTTGTCGCAAACGTCACCAAGGCATACGAGTTCACAAAGGATATTGTAGATATATCCAAATATCCGCTTCTTGGAAGCAGCTTCGTATATCCTGTACAGGACCGTGACGGGAACGATGATATTGTAAACGGTATCACATTTACAGGGCAGCAGCCTGTCGGCATAGACGGAACGCAGGACCTGTCCAAACTGATTGTGGTTGACCCGAACCTTTCCTACGAAATAAGTTTCTTTCTGAAAAAGGCTTCCGATGCACCGTCACTTGTCAAATTCGGTGTTGTGGGGTATAATGAGGACAAGACACAGACGTTCGAGATGCAGGTCATGGAAAACGGTGGATGGGCCGCACAGGGAAGCAATATGTTCCATACGGATGAATACCTTGAACTTCCCAATGACAACATGTATTATTATATACGTGGAATCCTTTTTTCTACAAACGAAAGATATTACAACGCTCCTGCACTTACGTTCCCTTCGGGAAGGACACTGTCGCTTCCGTCGGATGTAAGATACATAGCCGTACAGATTATCCAGGAACGTTCATCCGTTGACGACACCTATGTATATCTGTATGATTTCAAGGTAAAGCCATTATATCTTCCTTTCTCACAGGGGTATTTTGGTGAAAAAAATATCATAGCGACTTATTTCAAGAACAACTCCTATCAGTCAAAGGATTCTCTTGACGAATATACCAAGAACTTCCTTGTATCGTACAAGAACGTATTAGGAAGTGAGATAATCCCGTTCTATGAAGGAGAGAAGGTCTACAATATCTGTTTCAAGGTATTCTCAACCAAGTACATCTACTTACAGGATGCCACGATAGACATATTCGGTCAGTCATTCAAGACGGATGTAAACGGTGAGTGTGTTGTACAACTTCCCAAAGGTGAGTTCGTATATACGGTAACAGCCAAGGAAGAACAGTTCCAGCCCTATAACTCCGTTCTTAATGTCAATCAGGACACGGTACAGTACGTTCAGATATTGGGCGATTCATTCCAATGGACGGTGACATTCCAGGTAACGGGTGTTGATGATGTCCCGTTACAGGGTGCTGCCATCACCATGAACAATCAGACACAGATAACAAGTGCAAGAGGTATCGCATTTTTCAATGTATTCAAGGGCGATTACTCCTACAAGGTATCGGCAGACGGTTACTATGATTTGGAGAAGAATATCAATGTACAGGCCGACACGTTGGAAAACGTACAAATGGAGGAAGTTCCATACAAGAACGTTTCATTCCGTGTGCGTGATGGCGTTGAACCTGTTGTGGGTGCCACCGTTGTTGTGAATGTGGAGAATGTGGATCAGACAGGAACAACCAATGTAACGGGTGTTGCAACAGGATTTGTAATGAAGCCCGGCACATATTCCTATGTCATATCCAAATCGGGATACATAACCCAAAGAGCCGAGTTTACCATACAGGACAATGCGGTCATTGATGTTAACATGCAGAAGGTTCCCAAATACAACGTTACATTCAATGTTACCTACAATGACCTTCCGCTTGGAAATGCCTTTGTCACATTCAATAACGTAACGCTTAGTACAAACAAGCAAGGGCAGGTTACGTTCTCAGAAATAAACGGTACATACAACTACACCGTTTCCAAGGATGATTTCATTGACGAAACAGGACAGGTTACCGTCAATAATGCCGATACTTCCAAGACGATTGCCATACAGCCCAAAATGTACAACCTTTCATTCCATGTCGTGAATGGCGTGAATCCCGTTGTAGGTGCATCCATCATGGTAGGAACGGAAACAAAAGTAACGAATGATAAGGGGGATGCCGTATTCGTTCGTCCATCTGCAACATACAACTGGACCATTACCGCTCCGGGAATGTACAAAAAACAGGGATTCACTACCGTAAACAAGAAAGATACGCTTGAAACGGTTGACATGATGTTCGTTACCTATGATGTCACATTCGTGGTACGTTCAGCAGGACAGCCGTTAAGAGGTGCTTCCGTAATACTTGATTCACAGGAACTTGTAACGAATACCAACGGGCAGGTTATATTCAACAAACGTGCAGGAGAATATGAATATTCGGTATCTGCGGAAGGATTTACAGGACAGGACGGAATGATAACCGTTACAAATGCCAATGTACAGCAGAATATCGAACTTACCATGATAACAGGTGATCTTACTGTCAAGGTGGTAAACGAAAACAATATTGCCATTCCCAATGCAACCGTTACAGTCAACAATGAAACCAAATCAACCAATGTAGAGGGTGTTGCAGGGATATGGACACTTCCACCCAAGCAATACAACTATGTTGTTACAGCACCTGACTATGACGACAAATCGGGAGTTGTGACCGTATCAAAGGATGGAACGGATCTTACCGTACAAATGAAACTCTCCGTTGCTCCTACCTATGACATTACATTCAACGTATATTCATCGGGAGCATCCATATCCAATGCACAGATATACATAGAAGAAGAACTTGTTGCCATCACCAATTCATCGGGTAATGCCATGATAAAGCGTGAAGCAGGGCAATATACCTATCGTGTGGTTGCAGACTATTTTGAGCCTTATTCGGGAACGATAACCGTTGTGACCCCACAACAGGTCAACGTGAACCTTATCCGTCTTACATCCACCGTAAAATTCGTTGTAAAGGATATTGATACATCAGACTTCATCGCCAATGCCGTTGTATTGTTCAACAATGAGGTTCAGAACACTAATTCATCGGGAGAAGCTACGTTCCTGAATATCGTACAAGGACAATCTTTAAGTTATGTAATTACAAAACTTCCTCCGTACAAGAATGCACAGGGCACTATCCTTGTAAACGAGATGAAAATGACAAAAGAGGTTTACATGGGTGAGATAACCTATTCCACATTCTTCAATATCAAGGACCCGTCGGGAAATGCAATGAAGAATGTTTCGTGTCAGATAGGAAGTTTCAGTGCCATAACAGGTGAGGACGGTACTGCGGTAATTGAAGGATTAAAGAACGGCAATTATGAATACAAATGCTTTACCAACGGTTATGAATCGCTTTCGGGAGAGGTTGTCGTATTCAATCAGAACGCTTATCTCAACCTTATCATGTACAAATTGAAGACAAACATCCTTGTTACCGTCAATGATACTCTCGGGCAGCCTGTATCGGGTGCTTCCGTTACATCGGGAGATATTCATGGTATAACCGACAGTGCAGGACGTACCACGTTGAGCGTTGATGAGGGTACATATACGTTCATTGTATCGCAAGACAGTTTCCTTGACGAAACGTTCAACATAACCGTCGGCTCCGGCGATGCAGTGGAACAGACGGTGACATTCCAGGACTGTTGTTCCATTGATATACAGTTGTTGCAGCCCGGACGTATCACACTTCCTATTCGTGACAATTTTTCGGGAACATCGGGAGCGTTAAGGGTAAAATGGGGTGATGGGTCAACAACATCAGCCATATCATACCATGACTATGCAGAGAACGGTGTATACCGTATTGTTTTCAATTACAACAATACGGACAACGTTCTTTACTGGTCATCTGATTTTTATGCGAACGCATTGTTCAAATCCTCACTTCTTCGTGTTGTATCATGGTTTTTATCCAAGTCTACTGTCATGGAGAAAGGCGGATTCAAGGATTGCACCGCACTTATGGGCCAACAGAAGTGGAACCGTTTCAATATCCGTGGTACTGCGGAAGAAATGTATATGGGATGTACGGCCCTTACAGGATATCCGGCAGGAAACCTTGGGTTTGCAACCTCATGCAAGCGTATATTCCGTGAATCAGGGATGGCTTCTACCGTAAACCTTAGTGACGTGTTCCAGGATGTGACAGCTTCCGATTTTTCAGAAGCATTCTACGGATGTAACATAATAGGGCTGACAGGTTCGTTTCCACAAACAATATCCCTCTGCATAAGTGTCTTTGAAAGCTGCCTTTCACTTGTCAACGTTGCAGTGGATATATTTGCAGGATGTAAGCCTTCAATCGTTACAAGGGCCTTTGCCCTTTCCCATGTTGAAAGTACGGTAAGCATGAATATAGCGACATCGGGTGACGCTTCCTATTGTTATTACGGATGTACTTCACTTTCCCGTATGGTGACACGTACCATTTCATCCACGGGAAACGTAAATCTTGCGCATATATTCGACAGTTGCCCGTCACTTGTGTCAACTGTGAACGTAGAGATATTCGATTGTTCCACAACCAATTTCTCCTATGCGTTCTATGGATGTACCAGACTGAACAGTCTTGAAAACATCATACCGTTACAGGGGGTTACAGGAACGGCCGATTACGCATTCTCTCTTACAGGCATCGTTACCATACCGTACAACATATTCACGGGAATACTAGGTAAGGATACGCTTCCCGTAACGTTTGCACATGGGTTTGAGGGATGCAGTGTCCTTACCTATATAGGAGGAAGTGACATTGATAACAACGACTGGACACGCTCACCGTTCTATGATACGAATATTACGGATATGAGTTACTGTTTCCGTAACTGTACGATTCTCAAACAGAATCCCATGATGTTCAATGCTTCCGACAGTGTGACGGACCACTCCTATCTTAACATGCCTATATGGACTTGTACCAAATGGGATTATGCTTTCGAAGGATGCACGATGTTCGGTGACAATATAAATTCCTCTCCTACGCTTAGAATAGAAGGAGCGGAATACAAGATGTGGAACGTACATAATATACAGGGCAGTCATGCGCCCACAGAAGCGGTGGGATGCTTCCGTAACTGTGCTGCACTTACAGACTTCTCTGTGATACCGTCAACATGGAAATAAACAATTAAAACATATTAGAATATGAACAGAATCAATTTCAACAGAAACATTTTCCTTGAAAAAGAGGAACTTGTAAACTTCCAAAAATTCCTCATGGGAACACCCATGTTCAAGGCGTTGTTCACCGCAACGGCATCATTCGGACTTGTAACAAATGATCCGTCAAAATTTGATACAGAACTCTCTTCCGCTGGCATTAAGGTAAATGACCCGTTCCTGGTGGAGAAAGGTTCGCAAACAGGTACGTTGAAGGTAAATTCGGGAATGGCGGTTGACCCGTCAGGAAACATCATTAACCTTGAATCCTTCGTTGACAATATATCCATTCCAAGTGACGGTAACTATTATTGGTTGGCCGTAAAATACGTGGAGCGTAACTTTGAGGACGGATATGTGTCTATAAATCAGAAGGGTGCCGTTACAGGAACAGTCGATTTTAGCGGCAAGGTAAGAGGACAATCGAGCAAGACACCCGTATCCATACGGTTTGTCAAGGATGATGGTTCAGAACCGTTGAACAAGGGCACATACGAGATTGTGCAGATTGTGGATTCAAACAACCTTATCCTCACATCCAACATCACGTTTGAAGCGGAAACCAACCTGCGTGTGATAGTGTTGGGTACATTGCCGCTTGGAAAGGTGTTCACGGATGATCAGTTGAACGGTCTGTACACCTATTCGCACTATCAGTTCGACATGATACGGGAGGAAGAAACATCGGTTGCCCCTGCAAAGGATAATAATCAGTTCTTCATTTCACGTGTCAAGAACGCTTCGGGAGTTGTTACGATAGACAATTCAATCCAACGTGAATACTGGACATTAGCCAATTTTATTTCACAAAACAAGGGGTAGGAGGTTGATATGAAACTTTATTATACCACACTCGAAAAAAGCATGGCGGAGCAACAGAATCCGTCAAAATCACTCGGAGGATACCAATCGTCCTCCGAAGTATTGAATGACGTGATGGGAAACCTGTTTTCCGATATATCGCTCAATATGATGAAAGACGGCAAATCCACGTTCCGGGCCATTGTCCTTATGAATGATTCGGATGCCGAATTGAAGAATGTCACATTATGGTTTTCCAATGGCAGCGAGAACAAGAAAGCACCAGTACAGGGATTGTTCTTCATAGGTGCTGTCGAGATGTACAAGAATGAAAAGGACGAATGGATAACATCATCCATCCCCAATGAATCATCCCGTCCTTACAGCATCAGCTTCTCGGAAGCGACAGAGGAGTATCCTGTTACGATAGGTGATTTGCCGTCAGATGCTCATGTATGCCTGTGGATAGAAAGGAAGATTGACAAGGAAGCATGTAAGACTGATTACGATACGGTTGCCGAACAGATTCCCGAAAATCCCCACAGATGGAGAGAGGTTGAAAAGGAAACCGAAGAAAAGATTGAACTGAACATTACTTGGGATGATTAAATAACACCTTTTCTTTCATTTCCATGTCCCGGCATTGATTCATGTATTGGATTGTGCCGGGCTTTTTATTTCGGCAATTACCTATTGAAAACCAATGAATTGTACATAAAAATAGGAGGTGATTTTTAAACACCCAAAATGTCAATTTTCTCTATATAATGGTATGAACTTACACCAATGTCCGCACTGGACATTTTCAGTGCCAAGCCCTGAAACTTGCGACATTCATACGGTGTAAGTTCATTACCGTTTTACAGGAAAACGGAAGGTAGAACCTTAAACCTGTTTCCGTATAGACGGAATAGGAACTTCGGTTTTTGGTGATAGGGCTTACTCCTATTGCATACAATATAATATAGGTATAGGATGGATGATGGAGTTCCTCCTACTGAATAACGATAAAAAGAAGAATAAAAAGAATTTTCTCCGTGTCGCCCGACATGTCCAGTTTTCTTATAACTTCAAATATAACCCAGCGAAATACGTATGTTAAAAAATCGTAGAGTTTTCGTTTGAAGGTGGACTGCATTTGGAAACATGGGTTGAATAGTGTATCTTTGCAGTGAAAGATAACGCATATTAGTTTTTTTTGAATATACAAAGAAAAGAGAATTGCTTGTGAAAGTCGTTCTCTTTTTTTATTTTTGCATTCAGAAATTCAAAAATAACTAATATGAAAAAGATTAATATAACATATCATTTTTTTTTAGTAACAAACTTCTTCCTAACTTACCCAACAAGGAAGGGTAATAAAGGAAATTCAAATAACTACCTAACACGCGATTACTTCTACGGTAATCGTTCCTGCCTGGAAGATTCAATCAAAGCATATACTCAACTTGGGAACCGTGCCATAAAAGATACCGTCAAATGGTTTTTGGATCGTGGTCTTATTGAACGCATGGAAAGTGAAAGAACAGGTAAATATTTCCGTATAAACATCAGTAAAATACATAATTTGTGCGATAAATTATTTGAAAATAGTGCATATATATTGGTTCACACTCCTATTGATAGGGTTTTTGTAAAATATATGGCTGTCTGTGGGGCAAGTGAGTTTAGTGTGATAGATTGGTTTTTCTATCTGTGGATCCTTAGAAAAGATAATTTCCTAAAAAGCGAAAAGAATGTCAAGGGGTATGCCGGATTCTACATGTCACCGAAAACCATAGCAAGACAAATGAGAAATGAAGGTCTTGTGTGGGTAACTGATTCAATCATAAAGTATTTCTTTGAAAAAATGGAGAAGTTTGCAGATGGTGAATTTTACCGTGAATCAATTGGAAGGCAATATTCTCGCCAATGGTATAAGACAATCGAGAAATATCCCGCACATAAATTTAGAGAGATTCATGGAAATAAGATGATAACCAATATTCCTTCTAAAAAATTCATGCTATCATTGATTTATAAAAAGACACGGCAAGGTGATTCCCGTAAGGGCGACATTGCATTACAGAAAAGCAAGGGTGTCAGTTGTAAGGAAAACAAACTTGTAAATCGTCATACAAAATTATGTAAATTACTGAAAACCAAAAACTTGTCTGATATAAAGGATTCCACTGATTACTATTGGAAAGTGTTGAGTGCTCCTTCCTATCGTATGAAAAAGAAAAAGGTTTTTTTGGAAAGGAGCCTTGATATACTTGAATCCCGTTACGAACGTAAACAGGAGGAAAGACTTGCTGAAATGCTTGAAAATCATTCCTATGCAGACAAGTTCTTCGGTTTAAGCAAGTTCAAATTCAAGCTAAAGTATCGCAACTACTATACAGGAAAAGAGGAAGTTTATACCGTATTCAAGGATGATAACGGTATTCTGAAAGAAACGTTCCCCGATGCAAGATGTATCGGGCGCAGACACTATAAAATCATAGACGGTAGACGTGTTCTGGTACGAAAGGTATTTAAATGTGACGTATCGGGTGGCTATATCATAGATAGGGAGGAATACATATCCCGTTCCGTTCTGAATGACTTTAAATTCGTTCACTATACACTTTATGGAAAGAAAAAGAATAGGGCAACATATAATTTTGAGAAGGAGTTTGTGGCATGATTTCAATAGAGGATTTCAAGAAGATAACCGAATACCTGTTTGAATGGTGTTCCCCCACGGGATTCAGCAAGGAATGGTCACGCAAGGAAGATAAAAGAATAGAGAAGTTTCTGGGAACGTGTAATATTGACAGCACGGTTCTTTTATTCGAGTTCATGTCATGGGTATTCCTGGAGAGGAACAGGATAAGGAAAGGAAGTTTACCCTCTATTACACACCTTACAGGAGTAAGGGCTGCACAAAGATATTTTGCCGATACGGAAGAAGCAAGGAAAATAAGGTACTTCAATCAAAAGGATATATATAAGAGAGGATGGACCAATCCTATAAGGGAAATATCTGAAAATGTGTTCAACAAGGAGTATTTCAAGAAACTTAGAGATAGATTCCGTTCAACGGGAAGGCTCGCTCTATGTGCCGAATATTTACCGTATATATTTGATTCAAAGGATTGTAGGGGATGTGAACTTGCAAGTATCTGCCAAAAGATGTTGTAAAACATAAAAGTCTTTTTATAAAAAAGTGCTTAGTTTTTATGGGATTCTCAAAATGAATCCCTATTTTTGTTTCCGAATTAAAAACTTATAGTTATGGAAACATTTAATCAATCGGTAAAACTTGTGAATCCCGTGGATGATTTTCCTGCAATGGCGGAGGAATTGTACGGACTTAATTTTATGGGAGAAGTTAATGTAGGAAACATAGAGGTATTTTGCGTGAACCACGAATGTGAATCTCTTCTTTTTCATTTGACAAATTATGTAAGACTTGATGATCGTTCTATTATATATGATATAGTCCAGTCTTTACCCCATGTGGTATGTTCATATAATGAGGATCACTTTGTTGTGGCAGCCATTCCTAGCATACATGCCGTGGTAAAGAACAATATGACATTACGAGAATTTTGCAGAATGAATACGTGTACCGTTCCTTCCGATAAGAATATAAAGCGATACACGTTCCGTGTGCAGGCTGATCCTGAAACGCTTTATTTCCTTTACCGTCTTGTTGGGTTTTCAATTGGAGCAGGAGAGATAATGAAAAAACCGTTCCTGTGCGAGTATGTGACCCTTAACGGGTTGCAGATAAGGGATCTTCAACTTTCATACGAGAGAGGGTTCTATGTTTCTTCTTTCAATTTAGAGAACATTATTCTGAAAATGAATGAAATCGTTTTCGGGAACGGTGAACGTGTGGAATGGGAAGAATAACAAAAGAAGTCCGTCCGTGTAAGTCTTGTGGCGATTCCTATCTGATATACGATCATAATAAATGGCTGTGCCGGGATTGTGCAAGAAAGAGGAAACAGGACAGAGTAAAGGAACTTTCGGGAAGAAGCGATTTTAATGACCTTAGAGATGTTTTTAGAGAGATATGGAATGAACGTCCACACTACTGTCAAAACTGTGGGAAATGGCTGGGAAACGAGCCGAAAGCCGTATTTTTCAGTCATATAAAGTCACGTGGCGCACATCCCGAACTTGCATACGAAAAATCAAATATATTGTTATATTGTTCCGAATGTCACCATAGGTGGGATTTTGGAGATAGGACGGAAATGAAAGGAAATAAGGAATGAACAGTGTAATAGGAAGAATATATGCAGGACATCCTGTAAACAAATTACCCGATAGGGATATATGGCAGTACGTTATTGAATATGAAAACAGTTATGGGAAACTGTCAAAGATGTTTGTGTCACAGAAAGGTTCTTATCCCGAAGATACACATCATCCTATAAGATTCAGATTCGATTTGGTAATAGAAGCAATTCCCAAACAGAACCCTAGTGAATTTGGTCCACGGCATTTCACAAACGTTTATGTGACAAATGCGGTGCCGTTGTATAGTATAGAAGAGATTGAATATGAAAAGCGGTTTATTGAATCAAGAAAGTCATGAAATACATATTAGTAAGATTGGAGAATAACAATCAGCCTAAATGGAAACCTAAAGAGGTAAGGAAACTTAGGGTGATACGGGAAACGGAAGAGTTTTATGTGGTGGACGATGGAGAACCAGAACCCTCCCTATATTCAAAATCAATTGTCAAACTCGAAAATGTAATAGAGGAATGAGAATCAGAATACCAATGGTGTCACCCGATTTGAGTAATTGGGAGGACCCGAAGAAAAGACAGACGATAGTAATGAAGGTAATCGGAACAACCGAAGATGCCTTTCTAGTGATAGACGGATGGGATAACGAAACGTATCATTATCCCAAAGACATGGTATCGGAAGGTGATATCATCTTGGAGGAAGGAGATGAGTATGGAACCGTTTGAGATTCTTGAAAAACTTAGGGATGTACTTGATTCATTCAATTGCGAAACGGTCGTAAAGGCCCTAGACGATTACTTTGAAACAGGGAACACGGATGGATTGGAAGAGAAGATAGATGATTTGATAGAAACGACTTCCATACACAAGTTTTTCTATTCATTCCAAACACGTGATGGAGAGTACACAATCAAGAAACGTCTTATTGAAGCATTCATAAAACGACTTGACGAAAGCGGCAATCCTATCATTGAAATAAATCCGATAGAGGATTCCGCGGCACAGTTCAAAAACAATCCTATCAAGAATCTGGTGATGATATACAGCAATGAAGAATCAAGGGATTGTGAGTATGAGAAATTAAAGATAATGATGTTATAAACATGAAAAGAGTATTAGTATTAGAAAAAGCAACCACATCGGGAATCGTTCAGTATTTGAACGAGAACTTTACAAAGAAGAACGGGCAGGAATTTAATCGTAATGACCTTACATGGTTTATCAAGGACGGACGTTTGCCACGATACCTTGGTAATTTCGAGATAGTAAAGAACAATGAAAACAAATACTGCACACTGAATGTATATGACATTTGGCAGATAATTGAAGAGGATTAATTATGCAAACAGCACAGAAATATGTAATTTTTTTTGATATTGAGTCAGGGGGTATTCCGTCAAAAGATAAACTTGCTTTCTATGATATTCCCCTTATAGAAATATCATTCGTGGTAGTTGATATGCTGAAACTGGAAATAGTGGATAAGGTGGAAATCACATTCCCGTACATGTATTTTGACAACCTGGAATATTCCATGCAGGCACAGGAAGTTCATGGTATCACTCCTGAAATGCAAAAATCAAAGGCTGTCACATTGAAGGAAGCGCATAAACAGATGAAAGACATGTTTGCCAAATACAAGAATCCTAGATTGAAATGTACGTTATGCGGACACAATTCGGTAGGATTTGATACTCCGTTCCTAAAAAATTTCTTTGAACACATGAATGACAATTTGGACAATTACGTATTGTTCAACGTAGATACAATGATGTTGGCGCAATGGGCAGCTTTGGAACAGGAAAACTACAAATTGGGAACATGTACCAATTTGTATGGAATAGAACTTGTGGACGCTCACCGTGCTTCTACCGATACGGAAGCGACAGCGAAATTGGGAATTGAGTTTATCAAGAAGTTACGTGGAGAAGGTGCTTCCGTTTCGGAAGGAGGAAAGAAAATCCGTTATCGTGAATCGTTTCAAATTGAAAAATAATGAATGTACTAAGTTTGTTTGATGGAATGTCGGGAGGTCAAATTGCACTTACCGAACTTGATATTCCAATAGATAAATACTATGCTTCGGAGATTGACAAATATGCCATGCAGTTTACCATACAGAACTTTCCTGATACGATACAGGTAGGTGACGTAAGGGAACTTGATATAAACAAACTCGATAAGATAGATTTGTTAATCGGAGGAAGCCCGTGTCAGTCATTGTCTATGGCCGGAAAAAGAAAAGGTCTTTCAACAAAGGAGGGGATAGAGATTTTCGATTTGGAAATGTACCTTGAACTGAAAGAAAACGGTTTTGAATTTGAAGGACAATCCTATTTGTTTTGGGAATACATTCGTATTTATAACGATCTTCTTGAACGTGGTGACAATCCTAAATTCTTTCTTGAAAATGTAGAGATGGGAAAGAAGTGGGAGAGCGTGTTCAATGATATATTGGGAAGAAAGGGTATTCATATCAACTCCGCACTTGTATCGGCACAAAACAGAAGGCGCATATACTGGACGGATATCCATGACGATATTCCACAGCCGGAAGATAGGGGAATACTTTTAAAGGATATTCTTGAAGAAGAGGTTGATGAAAAATATTTCTTGTCTGACAAGATGATTGAATGCTTGAAGGGCAGGGTAAAGACGGATAATGATCCGATATGTGTTGCGATGCCAGCCTGCCTTACTCCAAAAAGAACCGAATATGGAAAACAGATAAGAAAGGAATATGAAGCCGGGATTGTAAAGGAACAGAGAAAGAACATCCAGCAGCTTGAACCCAGGGAAGATGGAAAGATCAATTGCCTTACAACCGTACAAAAGGATAATCTGATAATTGTTTCGGGAACGATACGTACATTTAGAGGAAAACATTTCCGTGAAATAAAATCGGGCAAATCATGCACACTGATGGCAAGGGCTAGAAATGACGGAAACGCACAACCATGCGTTATAATTGGTACCCCTAATATTGCCGATATTACAATTCCAAACAAATATATAAAGAAAAATATACGCAGTATAGACGATAAGGCTCATACATTACTTGCTACATCACACAAGGGAGCAATGGCAAACGGTATGACGCTAGTTGATAACGGTAATTTTCGTATTCGTAGGCTTACCCCAACCGAGTGTGCACGGCTTCAAACCGTTCCCGAAGGTTATACCAAACCAGTGGAACCACATATAGGAATGGGATTGCTTGGAGATGGATGGACCGTGGATGTGATATGTCACATATTTAAAGGATTGAAAATATGATTGATTCTGTTGATAAAAACATAACCCTTACATCCTTGCAGGAAAGAAGGTTGTTTGATACGGTGGAAACCATCATATCCAAACTTCCTACAAAGGCAATAGATGAACTTATGACAGGATACATGGGTGACATTGACGCTCTGATTCATTCGATGATGATGTCGGCAGAGAAAGCCATGTTCATAGGAAAAACCATTGATTCGGAAAGTTTGGATTACTTGGACAATCTGAAAGCATCTATGGATTCACAGTTGAAGAAGATGTCGTTCAACTATTTTTGTACAACCGTACTCTCCAACTTCCGTATGAACTGGCGTAATCTGGAACAGGGATCTCTGATGCAGCTATATCCTTGGAGTAGTTATCTCGCGTCACGCGGAAGTGGAAAGTGCTTGGAACCAGGTACTTACGTTGTTATGGCTGATGGAAGTACCAAAATGATACAGGATATTAAGGTCGGTGACAAGGTGATGGGAATTGATTCAACGCCAAGAACGGTACTTGAATTACATCATGGCACTGCTCCTATGTATAAGGTGAAACAATCCTATGCAATGGATTATGTAGTGAACGAAGGGCATCTTATTTGTGCAAGATATCTTAGGAGGGTTGAGGTAAGCAAAAAACCGCATAAATCCTATTCTGAAACAATATATAAGGAAATTCCTGTGCAAGATATTCCGAAACATCCTGGATATAGTCAAAAGAAAATTTCCGGGTACAGGGTTGAAGGATGGGATTTGCCTGAAAAGGAACTTCCATTGGAACCATATTTTTTAGGGATATGGTTGGGGGATGGGCATTCACATAATTCTTGTATATCAAAACCTGATATAGAAATATATGAATATCTATGTGAATATGCTGAAAGACTTGGATTGAGTGTTGCCAGTTACAGAAATGGTTGTTATAAAAAGGGATCGTTAAGGTCACAAATATATGACCCAAAAATTCCTAGGTATAGAGGAAGGGGTAAAAAATCAGATACTATGTTGCCCTTAACAAAGATATTGAAGGATATGGGGCTTTTAAATAACAAGTATATTCCTGATATATACATGAGGGCATCCCGACAACAACGACTGGAATTGTTGGCAGGATTACTAGATACAGACGGTTGTTGCGAAGCAGACAGGGCAAAGAGATTGGGTTTACCAAAAACAGGCAGGTCTTTTGAGTATTCATCCAAAGATGAAAAACTTGCTTATCAGGTACAACAACTTGCATGGTCACTCGGATTCAGATGTAAGACTGTAAAAAGAGAGTGTAAGAATATAAAGGTAAAGTCGGAGAAAAGGGGTGAATACATACTGAAAGATTATGTTTTTTATCGTATGAGCATATCGGGTAAATTACATAACCTTCCCACCAGAATCAAAAGGAAACAGGTTCAGTACGTGGAACAGGTTCAAGACCCACAAGTATCTTCCTTGACTGTACATCCTGTGGGGGAAGGCGAATATTATGGATTTGCCTGTGACGGTGATCACAAGTTTTTACTTGCCGACGGAACTGTTGTACATAACAGTTATCAGTATTGTTATGCCTTTCCTTTATGGCGGTTATACGGCTATGATGTACCACATTCATGGGATGATCCTAGATATATGGTATTCAACAATAACTACAAGGAAACCTCTCTCATATCATCTTCTATTCAGTTGTGTAAGGCGCACATGACAAAGATTATCAATGAGATTGATAACAATGAAATTATAAAGGAGAAGTTGAATCCTAATAATCGGGCCAAGATTGGAGAGATGGGTGTCCAGACTGAAACGGGTGCAATAATCCATATCAGAGGTGCCAGTTCTGCGATCCGTGGTTTGCATACTGGGGCATGTGTAGTGGACGATATGCCGGATGAATCAAGTCTTTACAGCGAGGAAGCACGACAGAAGCTAAAGGAACTTATCAAGGGTACGATTGAGCCGACAGTGGAACCGTTTGGGTATTTCATTATATCGGGAACACCGTTTTCCAATGCTGAATCAGACTTGTATAAGGTGATAAAGTCCGACAAGCGTTTCAAGTGTTTTGAATATCCTATAATCTTCCCTGATGGCAGACCGCTTGCTCCCGACAGATATACATTTGAGGATCTTATGAGAAAGAAGGAAGAACTTGGAACAACCGTATTTGCACGTGAGTACCTTGTTATTCCTATTGACGATAGTTCATCTATATTCCCATACGATATTCTTAAACGTACCACGATAGGGATGGAAAATGTGGATTATGCAACGACTGTCGACAATTTCCCTATTAAAATGACACGGGTTGTTATAGGTGTGGATTTTGCCATATCTGGTAATATCGGAGCTGACTTTACCGTTTATTCTGTTGTTGGCATGGATGCAATGAAAAACTACTACTTAATCTATTATGAACGTCTTAAAGGTGCAAGTCACAATGAACAGGTGGATAAGATAGTGGTATTGGATCAGATGTTCAGACCTAACAAGGTGGTGTGTGAATCCAACGGATTCCAATCCATTCTTGCAGGATTGGCAAGGGAACGTGGATTAATGAATATAGATACATTTACTACGACAGAGGGAAACAAAAAGGACTTGCATAACGGATGGGCCAGTCTTGCGGCACTCTTTGAAAGAGGTCAGTTCAAGGTGCCGTATAAGGCAGGAACAACAAAAGAGAAAACGGATTATCTGTTTTCCGAGTTTTCTTCCATTACATTCCGTTCTGACAAGGGGAAACTTGAAGCAGGGTCCGGTCATGATGATTGCGTGTCCTCTATATTCATTGCCTATCAGTCATTGAAAGAAGGTAAGGGAAGTGAACCTGTGGTAACAATGCTTTAATTTTAATTTTTATGGAAAAACTAAGTGCCAATTTCATACCCGAACTGTTTAAGATGGTATTTATGGACAAGGACGTATTGTTCCTGTGCAAAAGATACCTGAAATATCAGTTCATCCCTAAAGAGATGCCGGGATACAAGGTTCTTTTAAGGGAAGCGGTTGCAATATATGATGATAAGAATATCATCCCCTCATTAGGGTTCATATCACAGAAGTTCAGTGACAATGATGCGGTTCAAGAAGCTGTGGACGAGATAAAGGAAACAGATAAGCCTGATAAGGAACTGATAATAAGCCAGCTTGAAGCGTATGTAAAAAAGATACGCTTCAAGGAAATGGTAAACAAAATCCATGACCTGTATGAAGAAAACAAGGCCGAAGAAGCAATATTCACGGCAATGGAAGAATCAAAGGAGATACAGGAAATATCCCTTAGAAATGCCGTAGGAAATTTCAAGAAGGTATTCCGTGGATTTGAAGAACGTATGAAACAGAACAGGGAGTTCAGGGAAAAGGATTCCACAGGAAACAAAGTGACGTTCGGAATAGATGTACTTGATGAAATCTCCTATGGAGGAATAGACAAGGGCGATACCGTATTATGGATTCTACGTTCGGGAGAAGGAAAGTCAACCGTTTTGAAATGGCATGGATATAGGGCCTGTATGGATGGGAAGAAAGTCTTGCACATACAGCTTGAAGGGGGTGTAAGTGCATGCCTTTCCAAATATGATCAAATCATTACAGGGCATCCATACATGAAAGTAAGAAAAGGTGAACTTTCCGAAAAGGAGATGGATTTGTTCAGAAAGACAGCAAGGGATGTGGAAACTCTTCTGGGTTCGGATATAGAGGTGTATGGATTCGAGAAATATGGGGAAGCGTCCATGATGGAAGTACGCAATATTGTACTTGAATATTATAAGGTACATGGGTATTTTCCCGACGAACTCATACTTGATTCGCTTGATCTTGCCGTAACAGGAGAGAATGCACAGGTAGATACCAATCCTAATTTTCTGAAATACAGGTTACAGAAAAACGCGCAACGTTTCAAGGATATATGCAATGAGTTCCATATAGCCGGAATAACGGCCACACAGGCTTCCAATGTTCCTGTTGAGATATGGAACAGCCCGGACAAGATAATAGACCGTTCCTATACGGAAGGCGACAAGACGCTTGTAAAAACATTCTCCTACGTGTTCACGGGAAACAGGACACAGGCGGAACGTGACAACAACAGGCTGCGTATCTATACGGACAAGCTGCGTGACTTCAAACAGGTGGGAAAGACGTACTTGATAGCAACCAACTATGACAAGGGAGCCTTTTACAATGCCAAGGAAACCGTTGCCATGTCCGGCTATCTGAATCCTATTGAGATTCAGAAGGAACAGAAGAAAGAGAAATTGAAAAAGGAAAACCGTGTAAAGAATGATGTATAGGATATGGCCAAGATTGATGTTGATGAACTTAAAGCCGAACTGAATCTTACCCCTTTCGGAGCACAGGGGTGGATGCAGAATAAGAATGAACCGTGCGCATTTTGTGGCAGAGGTGGTAAATGGGGATTGCTGATAAACAAGGAGGATAATGTAATGGTGTACCATTGTTGGTACTGTAATACAAAAACTTCCCTATTCAGCTATCTGAAAAAGATAAACCGTACAGATCTTTGGCACAAGGATTTTCAGAATACCTTGAAAAAAGACAGTCTTCCTATGTTCAATGATGAAAACGATGATGAAGATGAAGATGATGAACTTCCCGAAATAGAACTTCCTAAAAGACTTGAACCGCTTCCCGTTGATAGCGATTCCTATCTGAAAGGACGTGGATTCACGGAACACCATTACAGGTTGTTTGAACCGTCTGTAACCAATTTTATCCTTGAAAGAAAACTAAGGGATTATATCATATTCAAGATAAAGATGGATAACAGGGTGGTTGCATGGTTGGCACGTTCAAGAAAATCAAAGGAATTTCATATACAGAATCTAAAGGATGCAAAGCAGGGAAAGGCAAGGTTACAGTTAAGATACGAGAACAGCAAGACTAATTTCCGAAAGATAATAGGTGCATACGATAATATAACCGACAATACACAATGCGTTATCGTGGTGGAAGGACTGTTTGACTATATCAATGTAGACAATAAGCTGCATTTGCAGAATTCGGAAGCCGTAAGATGTTGCTTTACATTCGGAAATTCCATATCAAGGGAACAGGTTGCCCTATTGAAAAAGAAGTCGGGAGTGAAGGAGATAGTTATCATGTATGACCCTGATGTGCCGGAAAATATTGCTTCGGCTGCAATCACTGTGTCACGTAGCTTTGAAACATGGATAGCGTTATTGAAAAACAAGAAAATAGATCCGGGAGATGCAACTGAAAATGAACTTTGGGATGCACTTGATAATCTTGTCACTCCGTTTGATTTTTTCAGTAGATTGATTTAACTTTGGAGAAATGTCTAACTTTAATTATTGCAATAAAAATGAGCGAAGATATTGAAAAAATGAACCGTCTTTCAGTGGGTGAGTTCATTGAACTTCTACAAATGGAATTTATATCAAGGAAAATGAGAAGCATTTTCTATGATGATCCGAAAGTCAAGTCTATCAATGCGGAGACAGCGGAGAAAAAGAGAGAAAAGATAGTGGATATGTCCAAGAAAATGGGCTGCCTTACGATCTTTGACCGTGAAACGCTCCTTGAAGAAATGTACTACAAGAAATTCCTCAATCCTTATGGACTTCCTAATCTGACTTATGGGAACAAGGGTGATTTAGTAAGATGGTATGACAAGAAATCATTCGTAAAACGTGGCCATTGGGTAACGTTCAGAGGAAAACCATATAAGGTTGTCGATAACGATGCGGAAATGGAAGAGGTTTGCATTATACATGACAAACGAAAGATTTATGTTCCATATAATTTCGTAACCTTCCTTACGTTGGAGGAATTTGATTGTGACGAACTTTTAAAATAGCATACAGTGGAAGAAAAGAAAGATGAAGGATTCCTGGCACATTCAATTGTGCCAGGGTTCATTCCTAGTGGCAGTTCCCGTGGTCTTTCAGCCATAATAGTAACTGTTGCAGGATGTAATTTGAGATGCAAGTATTGTTCACGCTATTCTGTTAGTAGGACAGGTGAGAATACTCTTGATGAAGAATGTGTTCTTGAAATGATGCAAAAGCATCCTAATATCAAGAGAGTATTCATAACAGGAGGTGAGCCATGTATGCGAAAACCCATGAAACATTTCATTGAAATCATAACTGAAAAAGGCTATGAGGTTATAATGGAAACAAATGGTTCAATGTGGCCACAAGGCTTCTATAAGGCGGCACATGGATTATCCAAAGTTGTAATCCGTCCTAAGATGCCATACAATAGGCCTTCCATGTATGAGGATACTAAGATTCATGAAAAAGAAAATAATTCATGGAACTATTTCGATTACTTTATGTACTACTCAAAATCGTATGAGTTTCGTTATGAAGTAGGATGTGAAATGGATGTGGAAGCTGTCAAGAAGCATATCAAGACCCATGAAATCCCTAATGAAAAGGTGTGGCTATCATCCCGTAAGGATATTGATATGGAAGCAATGGAGAAGATAAATGAAATGTTGGAAACAGTCTGTCTTGAAACTGGCTGGAACCTTGATAAATAAAAACTTTATAATTTTGAACAAAATGGAAAGATTTGAAAAGATTGAAACTTTTTCGGAGTACGAAAAACTTGCAGAAGTAACATGCACCTATCCCGATTCACTGATGGTGGTATGTGTAACATTGGGGTTGTGTGGTGAAACAGGAGAAATGTTTGAAAAGATCCAGGTAGAACAGGAAAATGATGAAGAATTGAAGAAGGAAGCAGGGGATATTCTGTGGTATCTTGCAATGATTCACAAGAAAATGGGATTGCCAGAAGTAAATGAATGGCTGGAAATCACAGACCTTACAACAGATGCGTTGTTCGATCCCATCGTATCTATGGGTAAGATAGCTGAACAGGTAAAAAAGCATATCCGTGACAATTGGGATGGGAACCTGCCTATTGTATTATCGGACAGCCGTAAGGAAGTTATTTTTGAGGAATGGAAGAAAGTGTTGAAAGCCGTTACCTATATTGTGGCAAAAACGACAGGAACATCTATCAAGGAAGTTGCAGCAATGAATATAAACAAGCTGTATGACCGTATGGAACGCAACAAGATTCATGGGGAGGGTGATAACAGATGAAAAGGTTGAGGTACACCAAGGTAAACGTTATTGGAGCACAGAATACAGGAAAAACAACTCTCATAAACGCATTGGCAGAGGATAAGGATATAAAAGCCAGTGGACTGAATATTATGACGGGAATGTTGCGTAGAATGGCTTCCGAAGGAAAAATAAACATCTCTGTTGACGGTGATCCCGATTCACAAAGACTTATGTTCTCCTATTACTCCGAACTTCTCGAACAGGGAAACAATTTCATTTCCGACAGGTGTGTCGTTGACGTGATTGCATATACATCCGAGATGTGCGACATGGAAGAAGGTGCAAGAAAGATGAAATTCTCCATGGAAGAACAGTATGAACGTAGGGAATTGCTCAAACAGGTAAAATATCTTAATCTATGCCTTAACATCTATCTTCCTACTGATGATGGGATAGAGATTGTAAATGATGGGGTACGTTGTATCGATGAAGAACACAGAAAACACATTGATACAAAAATAAAGTGGATATTGACAAACAACTTTATTCCGTATCGTACCGTAAGAGGATCGGTTGAAGAGCGTGTACAACTTGTAAAGGGATTGTTGTTCATTTAATGTGCTGGCACATAGGGATAAAACAAAAACTAAAAAACTTTTTATAAAAATTTTCGTAGTTTTTCTTGCATACTTAGAATTTTTATTTCTATATTTGCATTGTCGAAATGAGATTTACGATACAACGTAACTCATTGGGTTATATTACAAATTAATTATTAATCATTAAAATTAAAAACAAAATGGCTGTATCATTTTTAGACGCACGAAGAGCGGCTGCAAAACTAGAGATTGAAAATTATGAAACATTAAGTCCGAAAGACAAACTGATTGCTGCCGTAAGCGATGTATTGGGAAAGGATGTATCGGTTATGGATTCCGATCAGTTGAAAAAAGCTGTCGAAAACTACACCGAAAACAGTGCACAAAGCAGCAATGAACCCGAACCCGTGGAAGATGGTGAACCACAGGATGAGATTCCTACCCAGGAAGAACCCGCAGAAGAGGACGAATTACCAGCAAAGGAAGAAGAGAAACCTGCCCCAAAACCTGCAAGAACAAAGGTATCATCGCGTACAAGAAAGATAAATGAGGAAAAACAGACCGTGAACATCATCAGAAAGGAAGGGGAAAAACCGACACCCGAACCTGAACATAAGCTGGAAGAAACTTCCGATGAACCGAAATGTTGCTGTGACCAGTACGAATCACTGGCAGTATCCGAAAACGGTTCGCTGAAACCTGGTGCAATGGCAATCATGGGTGTAGCCAAGTTCCTTGACAGTCTTTCAAAATCGTTGATGGAACTCAACCATGACCTTTCCATCGGAAACCTTTCAAAATAAAAATGTAAAACATATAAGATAATACAGGTACGGGAGAGATAATTAACCATAATAGTCAGCACAAAAGTTTACCAAAAACCAAAACCCGTGCCTGTATTTCTTTTTCAATAAAACCTATTTTCGTGAACGAATTAATTCAATATCTAAAAGATCATTTTATTCCTTTCTTACATATCAGTGATAGGGTTGTGGAAATAGGAGTTGAAACATATGAATTATCCTTTCCTAATGAAAGCAACTCGTTTTTTGACCGTGACTTTCACTGGGATACTGCATACACCGAATGTGACAATTATATCTATTTCTTTGGTGGTGTATGGTATTGGTTGAAAAAGGGAGATGAGAATGACGTGAAACTTAACAAGGTACTGTATCTTTCAGAACCCGGAATAGAAGAGGATTTTAGAGAATCAGCCTTTCTTGGTGTTCATGGAAACATGCAGCTTCTTGATGGTATGCACTCCTATGATGAATGGTGTAATAAGGCAAAATGGCTCGGTATAACCATTCTGGGTATTTGTGAGAAAGGACATCTTTCGGGTGCATTCAAGTTTCAGGAAGCATGTCAGAAGCACGAAATAAAGCCTGTATTCGGAATGGAAGTTCCTGTTCTTGATGAAGAAAGGGATATTCGCTTTACAATCAAGGTATATGCAAGGGATGAAGACGGATGGAGGATTCTTCTTGAACTGAACCGTCTGTGCAACGTGGTTCACAAGGAATACTGTACATTGAATGAGTTTGTTTTATTGGCGAAATCTGAATCCTATAAGGAGCATACATTTACAGTGGCAGACCCGAAAACCGTTGAATGCCAATATCTGTTGGATTATGTATTGGGCAAAGATGAAATGTACGTTCAGTTTGATACAGTGGAATATGAACAGGATGATAGGGATAAATGGTATCTTGAAAATCTGAAAATGTTCTATTCCAGGAAATGCAGATTCATAGCCATTTGTGATGCCTATTATCTTGAACCTGAATATGCCTATATACGTGAAAAGATAAATTCAATTCTCAAAATAACGAACTATAAATCATCCAATCAATATTTCAAGAACTTTCAGGAATATTTCTTTGAAATGCAGGCATTGTTTGGGAATGATGATCCTATGTTTGATTTATGGGATGATGCGATAGAAAATCTTCACTATGTATCAGAGAACTGTAACTTTGCCATTGATTCAAAATCAAGACATCTTCCATGGTACATAATGACCGAAGAAGAAAAGAAACGATGGAGGACCAATGACGAGATGTTTGTGGATCTTATCTATGAGGGATTGGAGAATCATCCCGAACTGATAGAGGAATACGGAGAGGAAGCTGTTTTTGCACGTATAGATGAAGAAATAGATGTTATCCGTTTCGGTGGTGTAGTGGATTACTTCCTTATACTTCGTGACATTGTGAATTGGGCACGGTCACAAAACATTCTTGTAGGGCCAGGTCGTGGTTCGTGTGCAGGAAGTGCTGTGGTGTACCTACTTGGATTGACAAAGGTAAATCCATTGAAATACGAATTGTTCTTTTCACGTTTCCTAAACAAAGGACGTATTCAGAAATCCTTACCTGATATTGATACCGACTTTCCTACTAACAGACGGCAGGAAGTCAAACGGTATATGGAAGAACGTTTTGGAACAAAACAGGTATGTGCCGTAGGAACATATACAACATTGCAGTTGAAAGCTGCAATAAATGATATGGGAGATAAATACGGCATCGCTATTCCTGAAAGAAAACGTATTTCCAAGATGTTGGGAGAGGAAAAGGAAAAGACCGTAGAGGACTTGTTCAGAACAGCATTGAAAAAAGCCGAGTTCCGTGCTTTCATGCGAAAGAATACGGAAATGTTCAATGACCTGTTTGTAATACTTGGAGCACCAAAGGCACGCTCTATTCATGCCTGTGCGGAAATGATATTCCCACAAGACAGAACGATGTTTGAATGGTCCCCATTACGACTTGAATCGGACACAAACCAAATGGTATGTGAATGGGAAGGCGGAGAACTTGATCATGCAGGATTCCTGAAAGAGGATATTCTTGGCCTTAATCAGTTGGACAAGATACATGACATTCTCGAACTTATCAAACAGAATACGGGAATAACGATTGATCCATATAAGGATATTCCATTGAACGAGCCGGAAGTGATGAAATACTTCGGAAACGGATGGAATGGCGATGTGTTCCAGTTTACGGCTAAGGGAATGAACGGTTATGCACAGATAATGAAGCCCAATTCGGTAGAGGAATTGTCTGCGTGTACGGCACTGTATCGTCCTGGACCACTTGAAAACGGTATTCATTATTCCTATGTAAAACGTAAAAACGGTGATGAAGAAGTGGAATATCTTACGGGAACCGAATCCTTCCTGAAAGACACCTACGGACTGTTGTTGTATCAGGAAAACGTGATGCAAGCATCTATAACACTTGCAGGATTTACATCTATGGAAGCGGATGATCTTCGTAAAGCTATGGGTAAGAAGAAGGCAGATGTAATGGCAGAATTGAAGGCAAAATTTGTTGATGGGTATATAAGCAAATGGGGTGTAACAAAAGAATATGCAGAGGACTATTTTTCCATGATGGAAGAGTTTGCAAAATATTCGTTTAATAAAGCCCACGCAGTTTCCTATTCAATAATTTCTTACATTTGCCAATGGCTGAAAGTTCATTATCCTATGGAATTTTGGTCAGTAACCTTTACGTGGGCCAAGATGGATGAATACCCTTTATATATCAATGAGATTGAAAAGACGGGTAATATCGGTATCAAGACGGTAAATATCAATCATTCAAGAAGTCATATCGTATCTGATAAGGAAACAAATTCAATGTACTGGTCACTCAATTCCGTTAAACAGATAGGAGAACAGGCATTGAATCAGTTGAATGAGGAAAGGGATAAGAATGGGGAATATTTTTCTTTGGAGGAATTTCTTGACCGTCATAATTTCAAGAACAGCAAAGTTACCAAGTCAGCCATAGAGAACCTTATCTATTGCGGTGCATTTGATGAACTTGAACACGTTGAGCATCCTAGTGAAAGATACTTCCTACTTGACATATACCGTACCAAATGTAAGGTAAAGGTTGACAAGAGCAAGGATAAACTATCTTTGGGATACGATAAGGGGAAACATGAAGAAGATTGGTGGTGGATGCTTATGCAACGCAATCTTTGTGGATTCGGAGAATTTGATCATGAAACGCTTTCATTGCATCTTGATAAATGCACACCCTATTTCTCACCTTCAAAATTACAAGAATATAACGGCTACGGATATAGTGACGTAAAAGTGGGCGGTTATGTAATGGAGGTAGAGGAAAAGAAAACCAAGAATGGTTTTATGGGTTTTATCAAACTTGATTGCAATTACAATTTTGTTCATGTAGTGGTAGGATGTGAGTTGTATGAGGAAATGTCTGAATACTTCAAAAATTCTAAAGATTGTCTGTTGTATTTAACAGGATATCCCACTTACAGTAAATTTGATGATTGTAACATCATTCAGACAACAAGACGTTCCCAGTTTGTTCGATTAAAATTGGATTAAAGACATGAAGAAAGTTATACACCTAGATGATGATAGTGTTTTGGTATTGCAGTCCAGCGATTTTGAGGAATGGTTGGATATGGATGATCTGACAACTATCAATTATCAGAATCTGTTTGGCGATGCAGTAACATGCTCTGCATTGCTTAACAAGATAGGGCAATTGCGTGCTGATGCGGAAGCCAATGCGTCCACTATGAAAATGAAATACGATATAGTGATGGCAGAGGAAAGACGCAGATACCGTAAGATGGCTTCCAAGGGAAAGGGATTCGTATTGATTGACGGTGAGAAAATAAAACTGACTGAAAAGGGGTTGGAGGACATTCTTACCTTATCATCCGATACACAGTTCTTCCTAAAGGAATACATACAGGCGAAAAAGGAGTTTGAATATCTCAACTCCCTCTATTTCTCTATTCAGTCTAAGGACAAGAAATTAAGTAACTTTTTAAGCAAGGTTACTCCCAAGGAGTTCCTGGATGAAATCATAGAAGGAAAGATTAATACATTTGAAATCAAAAGATTAGATAAGTAGATTTGAAGTTTTAATTTAGTTTTTAATGTTTAAAATTTTAGTATTATGGCAATTAACAGAAATCAGTTTAAGAGAACGGAAGTTTCAAAAGTGAAAGACGAAGCGCGCAAAGCGGAAAAGACAATGTATCGTAACAGTGACAATGAGTATGTGAATTTTGCTAAAGTGGAAGACGGAAAGAACGTGTTCCGTGTGCTTCCGTCCAAGACAGGCCGTGCATACATACCCTGTAAGACTACCAAACTGAAAGTATATCAGGAAATCAAAGGTAAGGATGGAGTAGGAACAGGTAAATATGAATGGAAGGACAAGAATATCTTCACGTCCGACATTCATGGAAATGCGGCATTCGGTGACAAGGATCTTTTGGCCACCTACATAAATTATGTGTATGAACTTGCCAATGAAATAGAGGATAAGGATGAGAAATCACGTTTTCTCAATCCTATTACGGGATATAGGAAAGGAAAAGGCGGTCCGTGGGTGTGGGGCATCAAACCCACATTGAACTATATCTGTTATGTATTGCAAGGTAGCGACATCTACAAATTGCAGCTTACATCCAAACAGATTAAGGAAATGACTGATATTTCCATTGACCTTACGGAAGGTGACGGGTTGTCAACCGACGTATTCTCTGATCCCGAAGAAGGTTATCCGTTGTGTATCAACAAACAGAAAGACGAGAATAACAAGACTGTCATGAAGGTCAGCGCACAGCAAATGACACGACAGGACAAGAGCCTTGAAGATTTTTTTGAAAAGAACCGTGTTCCTGACGCTGTTCTTGAAAAACTGCTGAAACTTCCCACTCTTGAAGATTTGTACGAAAACGTATATACCAAACGTGAATTTGATTGGACGCTTGATGCGCTGAAAGAGTTTGATCGTCAGAACGAATACAATATCTTTGAGAATGACAATTTCCTTGCAGAAGTGGAGGAACTGGAAGCAATATGCCCGGAATACAAGGGAAAGCAAGAAAGTTCTGATGATGAAGAAAAGGAAGAGAAAGCACCGTCACGCAGTGCAGAAAGAGATAAGGACGCTTCTGATGCAGGAAGTTCGTATCCTACCCCCATGAAGATGCGCAAGTTCCTGAATGAATACATTGAAAATGAATACGGAGATGGTTATGAATTGCCTGACAATTTGAAGTTGGATGAACTGAAACATTGGTACGATCTTGCCAAGGCAGAAGAAATGCTTCCGTTTGATGAATAATAAACCGCTCTTTCATTTTATGAAAACAACAACAATGATAATAGGGGTACTTTGTGTACTCCTATTTCTTTCAGTGTGGGAAGTAAAGCATTTGAGAGAAAGGGAAGCGAATTATTCAGAGCATTTAAGCCTTTATATTGATTCTTTGAATACTTATCGGATTAATTACCCATCTTCCGATTTTGAATTGCTTAAAAGGGAAAATAAGTTGCTGTACGATGAATTAAAAGACACCAAGGGCAACATTACGGAAGTGGTACGATGGAAAACACGGATTCAGTATGTGGATTCGGGAAAGGTAAGAGAGATAATGCCGGATGATTCCTTATTTCGCTTCAAGAAAGAATCCGATACAATATCCTATAAACTTGATATAACCGCTCCTTCTGTGGCGAATTACAATCTGGATTTTAAACTGAACAATCAGTTTACCATTGTAAAAAGAGAAGATGGAAAGGGAAACAATCAGCTTGACATTAATTCCGGCATGAACGGAAACATTACGGATGTTACTGCATGGAGCAAAAGGAAAAAGGAGTTTCCCATCTCATTCGGAATAGGCGTGGGAGCAGGATATGGATTAATAAACAACAAACCCGATATTTTTGTCGGAGTAACAATAACCTATAAGATATGGAAATAAAAGTATGTAGTGTTTGTAAACAGGAGAAGGATATTTCTTGTTTTGCTTTAAGAAGCGGTGGGCGTTATTACGCTTGCTGTCGTGATTGTAAAAAAGAAAAGGAAAGGGTTTATCGAGAAAACAATAGAGAAAAACTTAGAATAATAAGTAGGGAATGGAGAAAGAATCATCCTGAAAGCATAAAAAGAACTTACGAAAAAAGAAAAAGCAAGATAATTCCTAATATATGTAAATGGCAGAAAGATAACCCTAAAAAGAGAAGAGCGGCTGTCAATAAATGGAAGAGAAATAAAATTGTGACAAGTAGTAGATTCAGAATTGAAACAAAAATAAGGGCAGAATTAAGAGATATTGTAAGTAGATTGTGTAGCGTTTCTGATGAAACATGTATAAATAGAATTGGTTGTAGTATAAATGTATTTGTAAAACATATAGAAAGTCAGTTTACAGAAGGTATGACATGGGAAAATCATGGTTCAGGAGAAGGTAAGTGGAACCTTGATCATATTATACCAATAAGTTATTTTAATTTATTGGATAGTCATGAAAGGAAACTATGCAGTCATTATTTAAATGTGCAGCCTTTATGGGAAGAAGATAATATAAAGAAAGGAATGTCTATTCCCGATAATTGCAATGAACTGATTTTAAAAATAGAAGAAAGTTTAAGTGTATGAAAACAAAAAGTATATTTTTTACAGATATTCATCTCAAAGAATTTAACGTAGAACAAGTTCGTGCTGCATTAGTTGATGAAGGGATTCCTTTATGTAAAAAAAATGAAATTAATAAAGTTTTTTGTCTTGGAGATGTTTTTGATTCCCGTATAAGTCAAAAACAGATTGTTTTAAAGACATGGGGAGACATTCTCGAATCTTATCATAATGCAGGAATAGAAATGATTTGTATTCGTGGAAATCATGATTCTAGTGATTATAAAAGTAGAGATTCATTTCTTGAACCTTATAAATACTATCCGTCTTTTACTTTAGTTGATGACATAAAGGTTATTATAGAAAAAAATATTGTATATGCTTTAATTGCATTTTACGATGAAAATATTTGGCTTGAACGTTTTGATGAATTGCTTGAAGAAATAAAGAAAGACAAATATAAAGGAATGACAAAAGTATGTCTTACTCACATGTCACTTACAGGAAGTAGAAATAATGATGGTTCTTTGCAATCCTGTAAATTATCTCCTTCCACATTCAAATGTTTTGATTTTACTGCAATTGGGCATTTTCATGACTTCCAAAAATTAAGTTCTAGCGTTGTTCATATAGGAGCATTGATGCAAAATAATTTTGCAGAAGATGAAAAAAAAGGATTTTGGTTATTTGAAGGGGATGATGTAAAATTGGTTCCCACAAATCAAATAACATTCAAGAAAATAACCGTGGACCTGGATACCATGTCACCAGATGAAGTGGAGGAACAGATAACCCTATTTCATGCTTCCAAAAGAAACGACAATGATCGTATCAGAATAGAGGTCACAGGAACACAGGACAAAGTTTCCGCATTTGATAAGACAAAGTATTCCGCAATGGGGATTGATGTAAAGCCCAAGATAAAGGAAGTTGAGGAAGTTATAGATGCGGAAGATAAGGTCAACGAAATAAAGGTTTTGACAAAAACGGATATTATGGACAGATTTGCTTCATTCTGCAAGGAAAAGAAATATAATGCAGACGAAGCAAGTGATATATTACAAAAAGCATTGGTGGACTGATATTATGGCTATAAAGGATTTGATTGCAACAATAGAAAAGAGATTTGGAAAGGAAGCTATTTCCGGCAACCATGTAGCGGTAGATTGCATACACAGTGGTTCATATTCCCTTGATGCAGTTCTTGGTGGCGGTTATCCCAAAGGAAGAATCGTGGAGGTGTTCGGTGGGGAATCATGTCTTGACGGTCGCACACGTGTAAAAGTGAAATATGTGCATCGTGGTGATAATGTTGTAATTGGATATTACAACAAGTCATTGAGGGTGCTCCACGGATGCTTCTGTGACCAAAGACGCAATTTTGATATTTATATCATGGGGATAGAGGAAGTTTTCGGTGAAATAAAGTGGCACCCTGTGGAAGATGTGATATATGTGGGTAAACGCCCTATCTATGAACTTGTGACAAAGAAAGGCCATGTGATAACGGCCACAGATGATCATAAATTCTATGTGGGTGACGGACAGTATAAGGAATTGAAGGAATTTACCAAGGGAAACCCTTTATTCGTTTACAAGCATGACACAAAACTTCGTCTGAAATATATAGAGGTAGACCGTGTTGAATCCATAGAACCCGTAGGAGATGGGAAAGTGTATGACGTGAAATGCGGTGGGAAATGGCATAATTTCATAGCTGATGATTTTGTCGTACACAATTGTGGAAAAACAACGGCTGCACTTCATTTGGTTGCAGAAGTTCAGAAAACAGGAAAGGCAGTGGGATATGTGGATGTGGAACAGGCACTTGACCCGTTCTATGCAGAGAAATTGGGTGTGGATATGTCTGCCGACAAATTCATCCTGTCACAACCGGATAGTGCGGAAGAAGCACTTGAAATCATCCGTACCATGTGTGAGGAGCAGGAAATAGGTCTTGTCGTTCTTGATTCGGTTGCGGGACTTACACCTACTGCACAGGCACAGGGTGAAGCGGGAGATCAGAAAGTGGCCCTTGTTGCAAGGCTTATGTCCTCACAGTTGAATATTCTGAAAAACATAATCAAGCGTAACAACAACATCCTATTGTGTATCAATCAGACACGTGACACCATAGGAGGATTCGGATTCGGAGGAAACTCCACCAAGACACCCGGAGGACAGGCATTGAAATTCTATGCGTCACAACGGTTGGAGTTCAGTCGTATTGGTTCGGAAAAGGATGGAGATGAGATAACGGGAAACCTTACAAGGGTGAAGGTGAAGAAAAACAAGATTGCGCCACCGTTCAAGAAATGTGAGTTCGTTATCCGATTCGGAAAAGGTATTGACAAGGTACAGGAGATAATAGACCTGGGTCTTGATTATGGCATTCTGAAAAAGAAAGGTGCTTTCTTTTATTACGGTGATCAGCGTATAGGACAAGGAGAGAAGAATACCCGTAAATTCCTGGAGGAAGATGAATCATTGAGAATCGAAATAGGAGAAGCGATAATCAAAAAAGCGAAAGAAGAACTGAATAAGGAACCCGATAAAAATACCGAAGAAAATGAGAATAACTAGTTTGTACATAAAGAACTTCTGTTCGATAGAAGAAGCTACCATTGACTTTAAAAATATCCCTATGGCAATCATAGGGATAAACAATACGGATGAAGGGCAGCAATCCAATGGTGCCGGGAAATCAGCCATACTTCATGCCTTGTTCTATGCGATTTACGGTGATAACCTAAGAAAGAATCTGGACAGGAAACTGGTAAGACGTGGAACGGACAAAGCGGAAGTCGAGGTGTCAATAGTATGCCCTGCAAGAAATGTGGAAATGATTGTAAGAAGAACCATTCCTATCAAGGGTTCGGCAACCCTATCCATTACATTCAATGGAGTGGAGAAACCTTATGGTACAATCAATGAGGGGAACAAGATAATATCTGCATGGTTGGGTATAACGGCCGAAGACGCAAAGACCTATTACATCATATCCAAGGAAAACTATAAGTCATTCTTTACTTCATCCAATACGGATAAGTTGGCGTTGATAAGCCGTTTTATCAATTTCAATGATATAGACAGGACAAAAGAGATTATTGACAGCAAGGTAAGGAAATTGGAAATGGAAATCCGTTCCCTTGAAAACAAGATTGTTGCATCCGAAAGTAAGATGGAGGTTTACAGCGAACAACTTGACAATATGTCCGTAGATCATTTGAAAGAACAGCGTGAACAGGAATTATCCCTAATAGAAAACAGGATTCTGTCGGACAAAAAGAAGATAGAATTATCCCGAACAAAAATAGAGGAACTGAAACAGGCGATAGAAGATAAGAAAACGTTGAAGCTATCCTTAAACGAAAACATAAAAAACGCTGAATCAGAACTTATTAATGAAAGAAATAAACTTGAAGAAGCGTCCGCATTTGTTGAAACACAGAAGGAGATAGCCGATGAGATTCAGAAGGAAGTTGACGGAGTTAAATCGGAGAAGTCGGGAAAGACTGATGATAAGTACAAGATAGAATCCCAAATTGCCAAATACAAGTCAATGCTTACACGTCTTAATACAACTCTTGAAGGTGCAATAATCTGTCCTGAATGCGGCCATAGATTTCTATTGGAAGAAGGAACCACATTGAAGGAAACGGAAAAGAGAAAGAAAGAGGTGTTGAAATCCATAAATGAATACAAAGAAAAGATGGACAAGATCATTTCGTCAATTTCCGAATACGATTCCATTCTTTCCGAATATTCTACTGCGATTTCAGAGATAAGAACTGATTTGAACAATGCAAAGACAAGATTCAAGACAATAGAGGATAAAATCTCACAGAAAGAACAGAATCTTTCCTATTGGAAACGTGAACATGATTCAGCCGACAGTGTGATAGAAAGAATGATCATGCAGATTGAAAACCACAACAAGGATATTGATGTGTACAATGATTCAATCAAACGTCACGTACAGGAATTGGATGATTTGAGAGAGAAGCCGCTTGATAATCTGGCTGACCTTCAAAAACCCATAATTGAGAATATAAACCAAGAGGAAAGACTGATTGAAAAAATTAAAAATGATATATTTGCATTGAATGTTGAACGTGAAAATACCGAAAGATGGTATGCGCGTTTCAAGGAGTTCAAGATGTATCTTGCTGTGGAGCAGATAAAAAATATTCAGGCGGAAGCGAACGATACATTGGATGCCATGGATTCTGATTTGAGAATCATAATAGAAGCGTTCAAACTTGATTCCAAAGGGAAGATGAAAGAGGAACTGACACCCTATATTTTCCGTGATGAGATGGAAACATATTGGTATTATTCGGGTGGAGAGCGTGCAAGAGCGGAAATAGCCATGATTCTTGCGGTACAATCCATGATTAATACTACCAATCCGTGGGGAGGACTTCACTTTCTATATGTGGATGAAGTGCTGGATGCTTCCGATCCGATGGGAATAGAGAATATTATCCGTTCGTTGGAGTTCCTGAAACAGCCCTGTCTGATTACCACACAGATAAGTCGTGTTCGTGACAATATACGGAGTATCGTGGTTACGAAGGATAATGGAATTGCTAATGTAAAATTTGAATGATAATGGCAAAGGAAGTAAAGAAATTCATAGGCATAGACATCGGTTCAAAAGGGTTTGTGTCGGTAATAGATGAGGATGAGGATATACTTGAACAATTTTGGTTGTTCGACAATCCGAATAATTGCGAATGTACCGAATTGGTAAACAAACTTATGCGTCTTGCCAAATATGAAGGGAATTGTCATGTGGTAATGGAGGATTTGCATGCACTCTTTGGAGCGTCCGCATCTTCTACATTCAAATTGGGAGGACTTGCAATGGCTACGGAAGCCGTTGTTGCCGCTCTTGGACTGCCCTATACAAAGGTACAGGCCAAGAAATGGCAGAAAGACATATTTCAAGGAATACACGTCTATAAAACCTCCAGTACAGGAAAAACAAAACTCCTTGACACCAAAAGATGCTCTATCATGGCGTGCAAACGTGTGTTTCCCGGAATTGACCTAAGACGCACGACAAAATGTAAGAATGATGATGATAACAAGGCTGATTCATTGTGCATAGCCCTGTACGCCAAGCGTAAGATAGGATAAACTTTACATAATATGAAGAAACTGCAAAAAATCTATACCAACTTCGACAATCTTCGTGGAAGCATGGTTTACAATTACGAGAGAGGGTTGACACCCGAATCATTCAAGGAGGTAATGAAAGAAGCCGGATATGATCTGATAGTTCAAGACGGAAGTGACTATGAAATGGGTGATTATATCGCTGTCCTTGGAAGAAACGCTGTTGTGGTGAACGTGATGAAAGTTGTGGGTATCAAATGGAAAGACAAAAAGGAAACGATTGTAGACTATTATACAGTTGAGAGAGTGCATAAGGTTGACTTTTTGGAAGACATAGGAGGTAGTCATGGCTAAGGTTGAGAAAACAGTGTATTGGTGTGACAATCCTGATTGTCCTGAATACAAGAAAGAACATTATGCAGGTTCAACACGATGGGGATACAGTTCCACAGGTGAAAAGAAATGGTTGGACCGACCAGATTGCTCTCATTGTCGTAAACCTGTTTCCTATGAAGACAGATTGGAGGAAGTACCCGACATATCGCTTGCTCCGGGTGAGGGATTCAGTGGATCTCCATTCTCTTCACTTGATGATGCAGGGAAAAAGCAGGCTCTTCATAAAAGGTACAAGGAAGCCTACAAGAGAGAAGAAGGTGCAGCAAGGAAAGAAGCGGTGAAAAAAGCAATCATAAAAGATACGATGAATTACAGATACCGTTAATGACTGGTTTTAAGGGAGTTGGGCAACTAACTCCCTATTTTTATGTTATAAAACATAAAAACATTTTTATAAAAAGTGAGGTGATTAAGGCATGAATAAACAGAAAACGGTTATCTTTGCATCCGATAACCTATAATTTTGAATTAAAAATGTACGAAATCAACTATTACAATGTGAAAGAAGCGGTGAAGCATATAGGTAAACCACTGCTTCTTGTTTTCTTTCCCGATCAACCTTGTGTGTTCAGTATCGAGAAAGGAGTGTTCAATTATGAAAGACGGGATTTCCCTATCAATGAATTGCAGGACGTGAAGAACGTGACCTCACTTATTCAGAGTGGAACATGGATGAATCCCATGGAGTTCCTGCGCATTGAACTGACGTTGGATGTGGAAACGATTCAGTTTAACAATCTTATCAAGTGGATAAAGGTGGAAAAGACGAGTTACGATTACAGATATCCGTCACAGCCATGACAGAAAAGGAACTTGAAATGAAAATCCGATCCCTTAACGATAGTTATAGGGAGGGAGATCCACAGGTAAGCGATGATGTATTTGACAATCTTGTGGGGCAATTAAGGCAGATGAATCCTAGTAATCCATGGTTTTCAAAGGGAATACAGGATAAAGTTCCGGCAACAAGAAAGGAGAAACTTCCTATCCCCATGTTTTCATTGGAAAAAGTGAAAACGCCACAGGAAGTTGTAAAATGGATAATGTCATGCGGCCTTAAAGATGATGATGTACTTGTCATTACAGCGAAATATGACGGTATATCTCTTTGTGTAAATGAAAAGGAAGGCAAGGCATGGACACGTGGTGACGGAACCTATGGGCAGAACTGTACAGGTCATTTTGAGATGATGGGAAACAGTGCGTGGGATATATATGAGGGTGATGATGAATGTGATGAAGTTACCTATACATTCGGTGAAGCCATATTCGAGCAGGAAAACTTCTTACGTGAAATAAAGCCCGGAACAAACTACAAAGCTGCCCGGAATGCAGTAGGAGGTATCTTGAATGCGGAAGAACTTTCGGTGTTCCTAGGAGATGTGAAGTATATCCGTTATGGAACAGACAGGGAAGAGTGGAGCAAGGAAAGTCAGCTTGACTATATAAATGAAAGTATATTCGATGGAATAAAGACTTCCTATGTCACAGTAAATGCAGTGGATATCCTTAAATCCGATGCAGGGGAACTTTCCAAATACTTCGATCATCTATACAGGACACTTGCACCGCAATTCAAATGTGACGGTATTGTCATAGAAGTCAACCGTTCCGTAACAAGACAGAATCTTGGCAGGCTTCCTAATGGAAATCCACGATATGCGATTGCATACAAAGATCCTCAATGGTCAGAACGCGAAGAAACGATTCTCCATGATATAGAATGGGAAGTGTCAAAAGACGGTGTTTTGTGTCCTGTCGGATTGATAGAGCCTGTTGACTTATGCGGTGCAACCGTTGAAAGATGTACCCTCTACAATGCAAGGTATGTGAAGGAAAACCATTGCTGTCAAGGTGCGGAAGTTGTGATATGCCGTTCGGGAGATGTTATTCCCAAACACTTGCAAACATTACATTTCCATTCGGGAATAGACCCTATCCCCAGTGTATGTCCTATATGCAGCGAAAAGACCGTATGGGATTCAAAAGGTATAACACTTCGTTGTTCCAATCCCGAATGTGACGGAAAGGCACTCTCTGAAATCGTCTATTTCTTCTCTATAATGAAAGTAGAGGATTTTGGCAGACCTACCATAAAGAAGTTCTTTGATTACGGATTGAAATCCGTTTCCGCTATCATGGAAGCGTCTGCGGACAGGATGATGAAGATTAACGGAATAGGAAACGAAACAATATCATCCCTTAGAAAACAGTTTAATAACATCCTGGACAATTCGCAATCATGGTCACAACTTACAACGGCCCTCAACTGTTATCATGGATTGATAGGAGAGAGAACGTGTCAGAATATCATTGATGCGATGGGAATAAAGACTACGGATGATATGGATAATCTCTATGAAAAGTGCCTAAGAGAACCCGATATGGTGGAAAGTTCATTGGTACAGATAAAGGGTGTCGGCAATGAAATTGCGGTGGCATTCAGAAAAGGGGTTGTGGAGTTCTATCACCGTGATGATTTTCTGTTGTGGAATGTTGGGATATACATGAAGGAAAAATCAAACATGCCTACTTTTGTGATGTCCGGCTTCCGTGACAAGGAACTTTCGGAAGAAGCATACAAAAGAGGATGGGAAGAAGTTTCTTCGCTCACAAAAACAACAGACCTGCTTGTCACATTAGAAAGGGATTCAAATTCGTCCAAAGCGCAACGGGCGAGAAAATACGGAACACGTATTATGTCGAAAGAAGAATTTATGGAAATGATTTATGCCGATAAGGGATGAATTGTGGGTAGATCCCCCACACTTTGACAGAGATGTTATAACAAAGAAGTTTATTAAAGGGAACCAGGCCGCAAAAGGCAGAAGGGTGACGGATGCCCAAAGAGCCATAAACAGGAAAAGTCTTGCAAAGACAAGAAGGAAATGTATCAGAGAAGGGAAATATATTGGTATGAGAAACAGGATAAAATCAGTGATAGCCGTTAATATCCATACCAAAAAATTCCTAAGATTCGATGCCTGTGTTGATTGTGAGAAATGTCTTGGAATGGTAAAGCGTTCATGCGGAAACTTCTGTAACGGAAAGGTAGGGAAGGACGGCCACAGATGGAAAGAATGGCTTCTCTACTGGGAGAAAGATACGGCTTGGTTCAATAAAGTTTGAATTGAAAAATGAAACCTGACAAGTATTTTTATAGGGAAGGCAATTGGTATCATTTCGGACTTCCCTATACCACACAAATGACCTTCTATCTTAGTGACGTGCTCAAATGTAAGCTGAACAACGCCAACAAGGAATGGTATGTGGAAGCTACGATAACCAACATACAGAGAATAAAACAGTTCATTGAGAAAGAAGGTCTTGTAGAGGGCAGATTTACGCCTCCATCCGACATAGAACTTCGTCCGCACAGGGATGAATATACGGAGGAAGAGATAGGAATGATGTCACGGACAATGGGATTGAACAAGAATCCGCGTCCGTATCAGGTGGAAGCCATCACCTATCAGATAAACCACGGAAACAGTATCTGCGGCCTTGGATGCGGATGTGGCAAGACACTTACCGAAATCTATTATGCCGAGATATGTGGGGAGTTTCCCGTACTTGTGATATGTCCGTCCACCGTCAAGGCAGGATGGAAACGCGAATGGAATGAGATAAATCCTAATCGTACCATATCAATCATTGATGCCACGGACAAGGAACATGATTTTTCTGCCGATGTGATAGTGATAAACTATGAATATCTCTATGCAAGGGGTGAGAAAGCCAAGAAGAAAGGTATTCAGTTACGGTTTGACAAGGAGTTCAAAAAAAAGAAATTCCAACTGGCAATCATTGACGAGATACATTTCTGTAAGTCGGGTGACGCGATGCGCTCCAAGGCCGTGAAAAAGATTGTTTCAAAGATTCCTGTCGCACAGGGATTGTCAGGAACGATGGTGCAATCACGTCCAAAGGAACTTATATCAATCCTTAAAATATTAGGACGGTTCACTGATTTGTTTCCAGATTTGCAGTTCTATTATGACAGGTACTGTAACCGTAAAATGACCTTTTTCGGACAGAACATAGATGGTCACAGTAATACGGAGGAACTTAACAAGGTCCTTTCCCATTACTGTTACATATCCAAAGAAAAACGGGATATACTGAAAGACCTTCCTCCTATTACGGACACATACGTTGAATGTGACTTCAAGAACATGAGGGAATACAGGAAAGCCGAAAATGACCTTATATCCTATCTGTCGGGAATAGACAGTGAAAGGGCCGAAAGTGCCATGGGAGCACAAAGCCTTGTCCTTCTGTCCGTGCTGAAAGAAATCTCCCTAAACGGGAAAATGGATTTTATTGTAAAGTTCTTGCAGGAATGGGCGGAAGCGAATGCGGATTCCAAGATGCTTGTGTTCGGGATACGGAAAGAACCTTTGAAAAGGCTGCATGAAGAATTTATGAAATTCTCTGTAATCATAACAGGTGATGATAATCTGCAATCCAAACAGAAGAAGATAGAAGAGTTCAGTGACAAACAGTTTCTGTTTGCCAATATACAGACAATCGGAACAGGTGTTGACGGGTTGCAGAAAGTATGTGATACAATGGCTTTCATTGAATATCCCGACACTCCCGATATGATGGAACAGGCAAAATCACGTCTTGAACGTTCCGGGCAGAAAAACAATATCACCGTATTGCACCTAATGTGTTCCGAAACCATTGACAAGATGCAGTGGGATATGTTGCAGAAGAAAGCCATGGTGGCCGATTCCATCAACAAGGGAAGTTTTGAAGGTACGGAGTTCAAGGATTTTAATCAGTGTATAATTAATAGGATAAGGAAGAAATCGGATGATTGAAAGGTATATATGGGATATTTATACGGACGGTTCATGCAATTCAAAGAACCGTCTTGGTGGATGTGGTGTCTACATGGTAAATAAGACCACAGGAGAAGAGATTTTCTTTCGGGAAGGGTATTGTAACACCACAACCCCAAGAATGGAAATGAGGGCAATTATAAACGCTTTGGAGTTGCTTCCAAAGGGTAATCCTATCAAAGCCCGGATAGTATGTGATTCTGAATTTGTGGTAAAGTTCATGAATCATCATATATCACGATGCCTTGGCAATGGGAATAATATTACAAATGATTACCGCAATGCCGATTTGTGGAATGAAATCCTATTGCAGTTACGGAATCATCCGCTTGCAAAAGTAGGGATAATGTGGCTTAAAGGAGGTTCACACCAAAAGGATGAGGTAAGTGATGATGCAGTAGGAAATAATATAGCGGACAGACTTGCCAATTATAAGAAATTTAATGATAACGAAAGGATTAGGGATTTATGATTTAATTAAATATTAAAAATGATTAATAGTGTATTATATATTAAATAATTATGCATATTTGCACTATGAAATCAAATAAGGTATTAAAAATATTGCAAATTACAAGACCTACTTTGACTAAATATGTCAAAGTAGGTAAAATCAGAGTAACGACAAAGCCTAATGGGTTCTACGATTACAATGATGATGACGTGTATTCACTTGCTGGATACTCGACGAGGAGATTGAATGTGGCTTATTCGAGAGTTTCAACTAACAAACAGGGGAAAGACCTTGATAACCAAGAAAAATCAATTATCTCTTATTGCAACAATAACGGGATAAGGGTCGATAAGTCGTATAAAGACATTGCAGGAGGAATGAATTTTGACAGAAAACAATTCCTTGAAATGTTTAACGACATCATGGATAGGAAGGTGCAGACTGTCTATATAACCTACAAAGACAGGTTGTCAAGAATTTCCTTTGATTTGTTTGAAAAACTCTTTAAAGAGTTTGGATGTGAAATAATCGTGATAAACAACACGGAAGATGATAAAACAAACGAATCGGAGATTTTCGAGGAGATTATTTCAATGCTTCATTGTTTTGCAATGAAAATGTACTCCAAAAGAAGAAAGGCTAAATTGGAATTGATAGGGAAAGACTTGGAAAATGAGATTAGTCTATAAGTTCAACATAAAGCAGAATGAAGGCATATCGTCCTTGTGCAAGGTTAGCAATAATCTATACAACCAGGCGTTATATGTATTCAGGGAAACACTTTCTGATAGCGATAAGTGGCTGTCTTATTTTGAACTTGACGTTATAATGAAAAAGACAAAGAATCTTGATGGGGAAATCAATTACAGGCTGTTGAAAGCTCAATGTTCGCAACAAATCCTTAAGGTACTTGATAAAAGCATCAAAGGTTACTGCAAGTCAGTCCAAGACTATAAAAAGCACCCGGGTAAATATAAGGCAAGACCACACCTCCCCAATTACAGGAAAAGAGGTTCTGAGTTCAACTTATACTACCCGAACCAAAGCTGCCAAATCAGGAACGGAAAAATCATCCTTTCAAAAGAACTCTCGATAGACATCCCACAATACGAGAAATATTCTGACTTGATAAAGAACTTCAAGCAGGTCAGAATAAAACCGTTAATGCAGGGTTATAAGGTTGAAATTATTTACGAAGTAAAGGATGTCGAGGTTCGTAATAGAAAGGAGAAGGTCGCTTCCATAGATTTGGGGATAGACAATCTTGCCACCCTTATCAGTGAAAATTCAGCTATCCTTTTTAGCGGCAAATTTATTAAATCATATAATCAGTTTTTTAATAAAGTAGTTGCCAAGCTGAACAGAATCAAGGATTTACAAAAGATAAAAGGGATTACAAAACAAATAAAGAAATTACACTATGACAGAGATAATTACCTAGAAGATGTTTTTCATAAAGTCAGCAGAAAGATAGTTGATTTGCTTGTTGATTCCAATATAACTAAATTGGTTGTAGGCTATAATAAAGGGTGGAAACAGAATATTGACATGAGTAAAAGAAACAATCAGAAGTTTACCCAAATTCCTTTTGCGAGATTGATTAGTTATTTGGAATACAAATGTGAATTAGCTGAAATCGAGATAATTACCAGCGAAGAGTCCTACACCTCGAAATGCGATTCTTTAGCATTCGAGGTGATAGGAAAGCATGATAGCTATCTTGGTAGAAGAAAGAAGTGAGGTCTGTTTCAATCTTCAACAGGCAGAATCATCAATGCTGATGTAAATGGTACATTGAACATCATGAGAAAAGTATTCGGTGATTCCTGTGAATCAGTTCACAGGATAATTGATAGAGGGTTGTTGTTCAACCCAATAAGGATTACAAACGTGTTTGATAAAATGCGTTTGGAAACTTATAAAGAAATGTAATGGATTTTATCAAATTTATTAATCTTTAGAACATGATTGTATTAAAAGAAGGTGAATGTGGCGGCAAACGGTTCCGTGCCACATTTGAGGAACATATTTATTTTGACTACATTACAGGACGTGAATATGTGTGCATTACAAAAGTGCAGATGCGGAAAAGTTTTCTGTGGTTCAAGTGGTTTGTTACCATTAAGGAATGGAATGTTTTCCTGCAAGGCAATGAATCTATCGAATGTGATGCAGACAATGATGTAGAGTTCATTAAGAACGAAGCAATAGAGTTGTTTGATAAAATAGTCGATCCTTATGGTGTATAATCTGTTTGAATACCAGTTCATCCTGTATTTCGGATTTCCTGCCAAACCGTCCATGAAAAGGATAATGAAGGAACTTCTTTCGGACAACATAATAGCTGTCAGATTCGGAAGAACTTCCATAAAAATAAGTGCATTTATGGAACAACCCGGACAGGAGAAAGTAATAGAGAATGAGATTATGGATTATTGCCATAGGAAAGAATGGAATATTGAGAAGGCAAAATTGTTCAGTAGTAAATTCATAAGAAAACCAGCATGAAAAAGATTAAACTTTACATCCCTGTATTCACGAAAGAGGGGAAAATCGGCACAAGCATAGTATGTGCCAATGATATCAAGGAACTTGAAGAGATAATGCCAGACAGAGAAACATTGTCACTCCACCTCCAGGCGGAAAGAATGAAGATGGAGAAAAACAGCGAATACGTTCCGCAACCCATGAAACTGATGATGGACAAGGAAAAGTTTGCATCCATCATGAAGGAAGTAAGGAGAAAGGCGCCACACAATCCTCTTACGCATCTTGCATTGAAAGTACAGGGTAGCATGGATTCCCTTCCTATTTGTCTGATTTTTCCGAGTAAATAAAAAGAGGTTATGAATAAACAATGTTTTGCCAAAGGTACGCTTATCGCTACATTAGTAGACGGTAATATGAAAATGGTTCCCGTAGAGGAACTTGACACAAAGGACTATGTACAGGTATATGCACTTGACAGGAACAACGAACTCGTCACGATAGAGGGTTCTGCCTTTCCTACTTATGCAGGTTCTTCAATTATTGATGTGGAATTTGATAACGGATTCCATTTTATCTGTACGGAAGATCAGCCGTTACGACTGGAACATATGGACACCTACTGTCCTGCATTTTTCTGTGAAGGGGAATGTATCGAAACATGGGGTATTCCAGGCGATGGGGAAAGTAATCATTTGAGAGTGAAATCAATAACCCATCATTCAGATATGCAAATGTATGACTTTGCAGCCAAGGAACTTGATGATCATTCTATTCTTGTAGGAAATGAGGATGGAATTTGTATCTCAATATTTGTATAATCCAAACACAATCCATATATTTGCACTGTCCGAATAGGTAGAAGTATTTGGACAAAGAGTTAGTTAACGGTTGTCCTTAATGTAGGAACAGTAGCTGATTATAATAAAAGTCGGATGATGGACCACAGGTAAATGCTTGTGGTCCATTTATTTGTATAATACTAAAAAACTTTTTATAAAAATTTTCGTAGTTTTTCTTTGTGGATTTAAAATAACTCCCTATCTTTGCAGTGTTCCAAGAGAGGAATAATATACATTTCAAATTTGTTTATTGTTATTTCATAAATGAGTTTAATAATAATTGTTCGTTTAGTGCGTTCGTTTACGGTATGTGACATATAGAAACGAATATAAACATTTGCAAATCGAATGTTTTAGTAATGTTACGTTCAATAGAAGGGATGTTGTGAAACATGTACTTCTTTTACTTTGATAATCTTTATCTTAACATCAACATAAATTCTAGTTTAATCGCAATGCCGTCATTGAAGGGTGACGTGAGGTGAAAGTCCTCCGTTTTATAGACGATGATGGGAGATTGAAAACCAATCTCCCATTGTTGTATATGTGAAATAGAAAAATTACCTTTGTGGCAATATAACACAACGAATTATTAACCAATAAAAATTTGGACAACATGCAACAGGAATTTAATCCACAGGCAGCCATGCAGCAGAATGGCGGTCAGCAACAGCAACAGAATCCCGAAGAAAAGTTCTTCAACGAAATCATTCAGAAATGGAAACAGTCCAAAGGTGGCACTGTATCATTCGATGCGGAAGCCGGATTCCGTGACGGACTGGGAAGCGGCATCAAGCTGGCGGCAGTAAACCAGCAGGTGTTGATGCACGACCAAAAACTTTTCCCTCTCTATTCAATGCTGGTATCCAAGCATCTTGACGAAATAGAGGAAGCGGAGAAGAACGACAAGTCGGGAGATACAACGACAAGTATTGCTGAAAAATGTATGAAAACCGCCACACATCTTGCAAAGGTATATGGTGACGTGTTCAATACGGAAGTACGTGAACTTGTGGAAGAAGCCAAGAAAGGAATGTAATCATGACTGATAAGGAGCGTAAGGATTTACTAAAGGATGCACCCGATTTTGTGCAGCTTGCAGAACCCTATCTGCAAATGAAATACCTGGATTACGAAATGGCAAGACAGAATCTTGACAACTGTCCTGACAGGTATTTTATCTGTACGAATGATCAGGGATCAAATGTCCGTGTGGACTTGAAATCTCCCAACGTGAAAGGGCTTCTTGCCAACAAAGGTTGTTCCAAGGAGGATATAGATGATGCGCTGGAGATAAAGAAGGAAATCATTACGCCCCTTACGATACGATGTAACGAAGCATATAAGACATATTGTGCCGCTTTCGATTTGAGCAACAGCAAGAAGGGGGTAAAGGATTCCTCTCTTGCTCCGTTGCTCCTGGACCTGTTCGGCTCCTACAATTCCATTACGGATGTACAGAAGGTATGCCGTAAACGTCATGGATATATCATGTCGGAAGGTGAACTGAAAACGTTCTACAACAAGAACAGGCATCTTATAGAGCAACGGAGAACGAAGTATACCATCGAATCCAAGAATTACAAGGTTGCTACGGAAGCTGGCAGACTTGAAATGCTCAATGATATGCTTACCGACTTCAAGATAAAGTACGATAATTTCATTGAGTTGAACAAGGACAAGGATGCCGTGGCAATGTCAAGGGAAATTCGGGCCATCCTTGAACAGGCACGCAAGGAAGTGAAAGGGAATGAACTCAAACTTACCGTTGACGGACGTATCGACATTAATGCCACGCTTCATGGTAAGGAGAATATATCCCGTATCATGCGTGATATTCCTGTCAACTCCCTTGTCGTGGGTATGGTGGCTGCAAAACAGGGGATGAACCCTGTGATACTGATGTCACAGCTTTCTTCCTCCTATTACAAGGACTTCAACGGATTCGGAAGCAATATCCTTGATTCAAATGATGTGGTGTTGCCTGGGGAACTTATCAAGTCTGCAAATTGGGATGATTTGAGGGAGAAAAACAAGGCGTTCCTGTCTGAAATGAAAAGTAAGCCCGAATACGAATATACCGATTTTGAGGAACAGTCTGCGGCTGAAAGAAACAGGGAGAAACTTCTCGAAAGAATAAAGGCACTAAAAGAACGGCAATCCTCCATTGAGGACTGATTGTGTGTTCATAAATTGATTTTCCATTCATTCTGAATCCTGCCAGTTGTGAAATTGACAGGATTTTCCTATTTTTGATGCAGATAGAATTTAAAAAATCAATAAATTATGTATCCAAATAGAGTTGCATTATCTAACGATAAGGGGCATACGAGTATTGTAAGTATAGCCCGTGCAAAGGCAATAGGAACATTGCAGGAGGACTTTTCAATAGGGGGGGTACATTCCTGATCATACCCCTTACAGCAGGAACAATCAAGGTTCATTTTGTCGGTGAATCCGCTTTGGAGGACACCTACACCATATCGGAAGCAGAAGTGAACGCTTCCATGGGATATCCGATCCCCTATCTCGTTGACAAGGTTTTCAAGGACGGAACCACCGCCCAATTCAATATCGGTTATTAAAATAGGGGGGGTATAAGATGAGATGGCAGCAAGAAAGAAAGCGTTCTATATCCTTCCTGGGGCATATTCTATGATTGGAATCGGAACTATTTTCAGACGAAGGGCAGGAAGCGGTGGACCGCTTCCGCCTGATTATGCGAAATGGGTGAAAGAACACATGGTGTTTTGGTACGATATGTCAAAGCCTGTGGATGTTTATGCGGAAAACTTTAATGATTGGACGAAATTCACAGGAGCAAAATATACCGTGACAAATAAGAGCGTCAATATAACAAATTTTGATGCCGTAAATAATGCGTCTATATATATCGCCAAATCTAAAAAGTTTAATGGCATAACGATTACGGTAGATGGATTATTGGACGGTCAAGAAATAGCATGGGGATATAATAACGATCCATTGGTAAGGATGCCTAAAAATGGAACTTATACACTAGAACCTATTAATAGTGTAACAGGAAATATAGGTTTTAGGAGTATAAACATAGTCGGTGCTTGTAATATCACCATTACCCAGCTCCCGTCAGGACAATCCGTTCCCACAAACGAGATACTAAAAGCCAATCCATACTTGCAGGATTTCAGTGGAAACAACAGACCGCTGAAACTTAACAATTTCCTGTTCGCGGCAATGAGCGGTGTGGGAGGGTATGATATTTCTAGTACCAATATTCTACCCGATAGAGCAAATGTTACTGTTACGGATAACAGAATTATTCATATTACTAAAAAACTATCCACTACGGATAACATGGTAAACATAGTTCCGGCAAACTCTAACCCAACGCATAAGTTTAAGGTTACAGGTCTTTCTGATGGCAGACAAGTTAGTTTGGTAAACAGAAATGGCGGATTTTATACTTTTGACAACGGAGAACATGAGGTGACATTAACCTATCCCGAAGGAACCACTTCATTGTATAACGCCATAGGAGTTACAGGGGACATAGGAGATATGGACGTAACAATAGAGTTCCTGCCTAAATATCCTAACGCCCTAGTAACTGATGGAGTGGATGATTACGGTGTTGTGGAGAACTTGCAACAAGGTGTGAAGGTGTTGTTCTATACTTGTAATAATTTTAGGCTATCCCAAATTCTATATGACCAAAGAAAAGTTGGATATGATAAAATACAATCTAGTTATTTTTCAATTTTTACTGGAGCTAACACAATAGCCTATAATGCTCGTAATGTTGATGGAAAAACATATATTGATGGAGTATTAAATGAAACTACTATTGCAGATAATCTTCTTGGAAAGAAAACAATTATAACAATAATAAATAGTAGTGCTAACAGTGAAAGAACTGGAAAACCATCCTTCTTTTCTATATATAATAATTTGGGTTATTTTGCAAACCTGGCTTTCTACAACTCCATCGGATTCGATTCAGTTCCCACCAAAGAAACTGACGGATTCACAGAGCAGGATTTGATTGATTATGTACTTGAAAATATAATAACACAATGAGATACGTTATAGTAACAATAGAATGGTGTATGGAACATGGGATTGTTCCACCTATCCACGCAAGAAGAAGTGTTGACGGAACGATGATCCTGTTACACGAGGATTTTGTCGCACCCGTATTGGGAGATGAAGAGATTTCTTCCTATCTTTACGACAGCAATGAGTTAAGTGAAATTTTAAACAGCGAATCATGGAACTTGAACTTAGACGAATAGCAAGAAAGGAAACCTATACAATAGGAAAACTCTCCATTGACGGAGAGGACTTTTGCGACACAATAGAGGACAGGGATAGAGGTCTTTCCCAGGAGATGCCCGAACATAAAATCAAGGAAATAAAGGTGTACGGACAAACTGCAATTCCTACTGGAAGATATAAAGTGGACATGAATACCGTTTCCTTGCGCTTTAAGGAAAGATCATGGGCAAAACCATACGATGGTAAGCTGCCACGTTTGATTGGCGTACCGGGCTTTGAGGGTGTTCTTATACATGTCGGGAATACGGCACAGGATAGTTCCGGCTGTGTACTTGTGGGAGTAAACTCTATTGTAGGAAGGGTAATGAACAGTACAGCAACATTCCATAACCTTATGAAAAGATTGCTTGCTGCAAAAGACGATATCTATATCTCCATCAAATAACTTTACCATATCTTATTTTTGTTTTTTTTAGTTGAAATGGGGTACTTCGTAATGAAGTGCTCCATTTTTATTTAAATTATTTGTTATTTTATTTGGTGAAAATTTAAATAATATCTATATTTGCACCACAAAATTAAAATCAAATTTAAACAATCGTATAATTATCCTATCATGAGAAATTATAATATTACAAATGGGAAATTTGACATAGACAGACTTCACAACATTTTCCTTAACGGTCTTGACTGGGGAAATGATGATGCGGTGTATTTTGGAAGAAGAGCCGGATATTCCACCCTGTTTGCCTTCCAGTTGATAGGCGTTGCGGAACTTGACCTGTACAACTTTAAAAAGCAGGATAATCCTATATGGATTGCCACCGACAAACCTATATCATGGGTTGAAAATATAAGAGCGGTCATAAGATATGTATGTGAACGTGAAGGAATTTCGTTTATTGAATCACCGAATAAATCCATGTTCCGTTTCGCAATAAAAAGTACCATATTTGATTTTATGAGATATGACAATCCTAATGACATAGATACTGTAAAAGGATTGAAAATCTATCCTATTGCCGACAATGACGGTTGTTTTCAATGGTATGATGTAATGAATGAGGATATAGACAATCGTATTTTCGACAATGTTACAAAGGCTTATTCGGCAAATGGAGTAAATTTTTGTTTTAGAAATCTATAAACTAGAGGTATATGTATAAACTGATTAACCCGCAGGGCAATGAAAAGTGTTTCAAGTCTGTGTATGAACTTGATGATTTTATAGGAGGGTTCATACACACAAAAATTTTCAAGTTATGGTCTGTAAGAAATTCGTTGCCCGGCAGCTTCAATCATAACGGAAAGGAGGTGGTGAACACGCTAGTAATCAAAAAATTCCTGTCCGAAAAAGGTTATAGAATCGTTCGGACATAAAACCAAAACATTTATCTTTGAATCCGTGATACATGATATGGAAATTGAATACCCGTTATTATTTACAATTAATAACCCGTTATACTTTTAATTATATTTTTTGGACGGAGTTTCATTTTTACCTATCATATTCACGGATTTATCGTTTAATTTAAAATTTTGATAACGTAATGAGAACAACAGCAGCAAATGGACTGGGAATGTTTGATGAGGTTTTACCTGCCTTGATAACATTCGGAGATATGGCTTCCACACCGGAAGAATTTGAGAAGAATTTCAATACCATGATGGACAAATACGAGCATCTTAAGGATGATGTGAAGTTCGTAAAGGTGTACAATGAAGATGATATAGAAAAGAAATATCCCACATACAAACTGTGGATTCGTCCGGCAGAAATTATATTTAGTGAATAACGGCCATGATATACAAGAATTTTTCCTATAAAAAGGGTAACGCTTTCATAGATCACATGAGGAACAACAGTGTCCTGTACACTCTTGAACTTTGTCGTGACAACAATATCTTCTTTGAGGATGAAACGGAAAAGATAGAGGAAATGCTTGAAATGCCACGTGAGGACATTATTGTCCTGATACCGGGAAAGAACATATCTTCTGTGGCACTAGGAAAGATAAGTGAGGTTTTTACAAGCAAGGAAAGCGTTCTGATACGTCCTATCGGCCTGTTTTATGGAATGAGGGTGGACATTGAGGAAATAACCACGAAATCTTTGTGGATGAAAATGCCCAATTTCCTGTTTGATACGGCACTTTTTATATCGTGGCAGAGTCTTACCAGGGTGATGAGGAAAACGGGTATAAATGACCTTTCTTTTTATCTTCCGTGACATTGAGGAAGTGTTTCCGTTCCTATTGAGGAAGTAATGAGGAAACGGTTGAGGAAGTGTTTGAGGAAGTGACAAAAATATTTTTGAGGAAGTTGATGAGGAAGTTGGGGAAAAGATGATGATGTGAATGATGAATGAGGAAGTGAAACAAAATATACTGATAAAGTATTTGAGGAAGTGAAATGAATTATTAACCATAAAAATTTGAGGAAATGAACTTAGAATGTAAAATCAACTATTACGTGAACAATGTGGATGGTGAATCGGTAAAGACATCAAAAACCGTCCTCGTAATGGACCCTGCAAACTATACAGAGGCTGAAACGCTTGCGATGAAGCATACTTCCGTGATAGAAAAAGAAGAAGAAGTGTCAAGCGATACAGGCGAGTTCTGGGTATTCCCGATACGTGAGATGAAAATAAACACGTATCTTCCCAAGTCCGAGAAGGGTGGGGGAGAAGCTGACGGAGCATGGTATCTGTGCACCTGTGAATATATGGAAGAGGTGAAGGGCAAAATGAAATCGCGGACACACAAGGTCCTGTGCTTCGCATCCGATTCATCCCTTGCATCCGAGAAGGCGATCGAATCAGTCAAGGAGATTATAGGGGTAGGAAAGGAATGTACCTGCAAGGCGATCAAGAAAACCGAAGTCAAGGAAATCATCATGGCGGAGGCGTGGTTGAACCAAACGGGAGGCCAGGAATAGCAGATCTCCCCTCTCCTACCCCCCTGGGGGCACCCCCTCTCCTACCCCCCCCTAGGGGGGTGCACTAGTCGGGTACCTCATGTGTCCGACTTTTTTACTATCAATCGTCTAGGACCTGGCCCTCTATTACAAACGCTCTATATATAATAAGGTGTAATATACATGCATATAATATATTTTATCAAAAACCGAAATTTTTGATAGTCAATAACTTACTCAATTTCAACGTTTTACCTATCATTAAACATTTATTAACAAAAATAATTTCCCGAAATAGTTGTTATTTCGGTTTTTATCCTTACCTTTGCAATGTGATTAAAAAACAAGTAACGAACAATTTAAAATTTTAGAATTATGAAAGCAAAAAATATCAATGTAATATTAAGACGAGCAACTAAACGTTCCAATACATTAAACAAAATGAAAGATTATGATTTTCCAATAGAGGTGGAAATGCTTACCATATCGGAAAATGCGCCCGAAAGCATTAAATTAACAGGTTATACACCTATATCCAGGGGATGGAAAGAATTAAGCAATAACGATTTAATGTTACTCAATGATAGTAAATTATACCCTAAATGTAAACTATATAATATTTGGATGAAAACTGCCACATTAGGAGGAAAAAAACGTATTTGGACGCAAAAAATTAAACGTAAATAACTCACTCAATTTCAACGTTTTACCTATCATTAAACATTTATTAACAAAAATAATTTCCCGAAATAGTTGTTATTTCGGTTTTTATCCTTACCTTTGCAATGTGATTAAAAAACAAGTAACGAACAATTTAAAAATACTTATAATTATGGAAACAAAGAATTTATTTTACAATGTAACAAAATTTTATGTAGAGAACGGAATAACCTACAAAATGAATGTGTGTATAAGTTTAGATGATTGTTGCAAAAATGGTGTATGTGATTGGGGCATCACGGCGGACATATATGAAAAACGTAGGAACGGGCGTTTCGTTTGGTATGCTAGTGGTTGTTGTCACGACGAAATTTTGAAGTATTTCCCGGAGTTTAAAACATTTATTAATCTACATTTGTGCAACCATTACGGGCAACCAATGTATCCCGTTGAAAATGGAGTATATTACCTAGTAAACAGCGACAAGGAAAAAGCAATAAACTACCTACGTATCACTGAAACAGAATACGATATATTACGTAATAATACAGAGGATAAGTTGTACTTTAAACATCTACTATATACCCTAGGGATCGTAGACCGATGGAAACAAGAAAGTTTAAAGGCTATCAAACAATTAGAAGCATTGACGGGTGACACATGGGAAAACCCGTATAAACCCGAAAGCGAACGTTTTGCATTAAAATTGACGGACAAAGAACGTACACTAATCGAAAACAAAATTAAGGAAGGGTATTATACTAGTGAAGCCATACAGGAACGGAAAGACCAGAAAAAACGTGAAGAATACGAGAAAAAACGCAATAAAATAATTGCAGACTGTGAAAAATCCATACAAGAAGCGGAAAACAAAAAGCTAGTTATGTTGGCCGTTCTTGACGCCGGAATTTCTCTTAAAAACGCAATATACTACAATCATAGCAATGAACTTGCGTTTAATTGGAATGATTATGAAGAAAAAGTAACGCAAGAACATTTTGACGAATTTGTGAAAACAGTTGACAAAACCAAACTTCCGGAAAACATAACCTTTAAATTAAAGAAATTATGAGAACATTTTTTGCGCAAGTTGAAACACGGTACCAGGCAATTAAAAATTGCCCGTTTACCCTGTACATATTGTTAAGGTTTTTGGCGGTTATATGTGTTTTGAAAGTGGTAACGATTGTAGAGTTTGGAAAAATCAAAAGTAATAATTTAAAATAATTAAAGATATGAGAACGAACAATAACAACCTAGTAGATTTTTCAAGCAAAAATACTTATATAGCTTCCGAAAGTTTAGTACAAGAAGCAAAAAGCAAACATAGTAATATATACCTTAATTTTGCGTACACCGATTACGGCGGATCATTTTTAGACAAGGTTGTAATATCTTACTTTAAAGAATATTACCCGGAAAATATAGTACATGAGAGAACCTCCTGGAACGGTGAAAATACCTTCATTTTGGGGAACCTGCAAAAGAGTTGTACGACTTAATAAAAACCGGTTATATACTAGGCTTCGATTGTTTAGAGCAATATTATACCGAAATGGAGCGTAACACGATAACAGAAGAAGCGCAACGATATATTAATGATAACGGGCTGGATAATGAGTTGTACGATATTGTTTGCGAATGGCTGACAGAAAATAGTCATATAGAGCCTAATTTTTTAGATTATTCGGAAATTGATCTAAACGAATATTTGCAAAAAACGAGTATTTAGAGCAATGATACAAACTACCAATGTAGACGGGCAAACCTACTATATAGTAGATGCCCGTACCATTACACCGCGCAAAATGGTTGCGCAAGAAATTAATCTTATACTTAACCATTGCAAAAAACACGGAATACCTATAATATACGTTTCATCCGTCAATCAGTGTATAATGCAGCTCGAGCGATATATTAGATATAAGTATCATAAGAGCATCAATATAAGGCGTATAAAGCGCGCATGGGAATACAATTATTACCTATATTATTTACATAAAAACGAACGTATATACGTTTTAAATAATGTTTTTGATAGTCAATAACTTACTCAATTTCAACGTTTTACCTATCATTAAACATTTATTAACAAAAATAATTTCCCGAAATAGTTGTTATTTCGGTTTTTATTCTTACCTTTGTAATGTGATTAAAGAAAACGAATAACGAACAATTTAAAAATACATGCTATGATCGAAACATTAATATTATTAGGTTGCTTGTGCCTATCCATACGAGTGACTGACTATGTAGAAAAACAGAAACAAAACAACAACAACAACAACAATAATAATTAAAACGTAACATTATGGAAAGAAGAAACGATATATCAAATTTGCTTGCAATGTATATACGTAACACAAGGGAAATATACGATATTACAATATGGTTGCAAAACTGTATAATCAAAAAAATAAACAAGGGTATACAACCACAATTAGAATACCTTGCAAATTGCAGCACAATGAAAATGATAATCAGAGAGGCCGCCAAACTGTTATACAAGTACGACGGAATAACACCCACCAGACAAGAAAAACAGGAAGCCGCCCGGGAGCATGCTAAATATATCCTTGACAGTGTGCAATGTTGTATTCAAAAATCAATGTTAATAAAAATAAAAACATTATGATACAAGTAACAGTAAAAAACAGTAAAACAGGTAGCCAATATATTTGTAAATCGGCTTCAAAAACAGTCAAAGATATAGCATATAAGCATATAAGCTACTATTTCATATGTAGATACAGGAATCACCCGTTTTTTAAACAATTCTATCACGGTCCGAACGGAATACAAACAGGATCGGAACGGTACAAGGAAATAGAAGCCCTAGAAAAATCTATCCGGAATACACCGATACACGAATTACTAGAGCTAACCATCACGGAAACACCCCTAGACGGTCGTACCAGGTA